CAGATTCTTCTTCTCCAGATTCTTCTTCTTCTTCTCCAGATTCTTCTTCTTCAACTTTATCAGATTCTTCTTCCTCGACATCGTCAGATTCTTTTTCAGATGCATTCTTGTATCTGTATGTAACCTTGTGTCCTTTTTCAAATGGAATAATACCGACAATAATAAATTTAGAATCTAAATCTACCGGATTCGCATCTGTTGCGATTTTATAATATAGTTTATTGTCAGATTCTTCTTCAGCTTCGTCAGCTTCTTCGATTGTTTGTTCTTTTTCAACTACAGGTTCAACAACTTTTTCAATCACGGGTTCGACAACTTTTTCAATCACGGGTTCAACAACTTTTTCAATCACGGGTTCAACAACTTTTTCAATCACAGGTTTAACCACGGGTTCAACCACAGGTTCAATAACTTTTTCAACCTTATAAAATGGAGGACTATCGGATACACGCGTTGTTGTTGGTTGTTGGTATACTTTTTGTTGAATAAGAAGATTGGACAAAATACTATTTTCCTTTTTTAAATCGGCAATTTCCTTCTGCAGTTCCTTAAAAACAGGAGAAGCCAAAAGATATTGATAATTTTCTAAAAGAAATTGAATAGATGTAGATGAATTTGACATATGATAGGTTACATGAAATTAGGTGTAATATTTATATCAATTTTTTTTGACCTATTATTATATATGCCAAAAACGAAAAAAACAAAAAAAACGAAAACAAAAAAAATAACCGTTATTGGTCAAGGCACATTTGGCTGTGTGCACAAGCCGTCCCTATTATGCGAAAATACTTCTATATCTGAACCCAATACGGTATCAAAAATATTATTAGATGATGACGCACATATTGAACAAAAAGAGTATACGAATATAGCAAAGATAGACCCCAAAAAATACACTTATTTAGGTAATCCAACTACATGTAAAGTTCGAAAAACACGTAAAAATATAGATGCCATTAAAAAATGTAAAAATGGAGACGATATGGCAAAACAACTCTCTCACTATTCTCTTTTAATAATGCCCGATGGTGGGGATAATTTGGCAACATGGGCGGATAAACAAAGTCAATCCACCAAAGAAATACAACTATTTTGGAAAAATGCCATAATCATATTGGAATCGATTCAGTTGTATTTATCAAAAGGCTATATTCACCACGATTTAAAACCACAAAATATAGTTATTTCAAACAAAAATGTTATTCGAATCATTGATTTCGGTAAAATGCGAACGGAAAAAGATGTTATGGGACGAATTGGCAAAGGTTCTGTAAAATCGCATTGGTCATATCCGGTAGAATTTCCGTTTTTAACCGAAGACGGGTATGACTATATAAAAACCCATACTATTCTTGGTATAGATGAATTGAACACGAAATTTAGTAAATTTAAAACGAATTATCAAGGAGCACAGAAATACATTTGCGACGATGATTCCGAATTAAAAAACAAAATGTGGAATGCTGTTATCTCTCTAACTAAACAAATACATGATGGAGTATTGCCACGGGATGAACTTATTAAAAAGACAATTCAAACCATTGATATATACGGAGCTGGAATATCATATTTGTATGTTTTATATATAGTTCGTAATAAGATGCCGAATGCCGTAGTGAATGAATTTTCTTCATTATTTTATGATATGGTAACGCCAAATGTTATCGACCGAATTAATATTGAACAGGCATTAAAGAGATACCGAATGATTTTACAGATATATAACGTTAAATAATTTCGCCCGTTATTAAAATTGTTCCATGAGTGATTTAAAAGTAAAGACAATTAGCATTAATCCAGAATTATTTAAAGTTTCAAAAAATACACAAAAACAAAAACCGACGAAAATGCTTCGCCCTGCTATAAATAAAACAACGCATAATAGACACAACCGTAATATATTACGGGCAATTCGAGATGAACAAGAGAAAATATATAAGGATTCAACTACCTTACCCAAAAGAACAACCAATTCTGAATCGGCGGAAACCTTATTTAGAACTGAATTTCAAGAATCTCTTGACCACTTGTCCAAATTAACCGTAGCGTCCGCACCTTCTCACAATAAAACATTAAAACAACATCCACTCATTCATGTGCAACAACCACAACAACAACCACAACTACAACCACTACCAATAAAACAATCGTATATACATCCTCCGCCTCCCACATATGGATGTTTAAAAACTGGAGGGCGATTGCCAACATACAAAACATGGAAAAATCAAACCCAGCGAAATAATCAACCACAACTACTACAACAACCACAACCACAACTACTACAACAACCACACCCACAACAACCACAACAACAACAACCACAACTTTTAAAAACACAAGAATTAATAACGTCCGAGAAACATATTCAACACAACCAACGACAACTCGATAAAAAAAGAAAAACTCCTATACAAAAACAAAAGAAAACAATTCGTCGTAAATTTCAGGTAGGAAAATCAAAAACGTCTCCCAAAATAAGTGTTCTTGTATCAAATAAAACTATACGAAATAATACAATGGATAAAAAACACGCAACTACCCAAGTATCAATTCAAGATATACGGTCATATTTAATAAAGCACGGGATGATAAAAGTAGGTTCAACTGCGCCAAATGATGTATTGCGAAAAATGTATGAATCTATGACACTTATGTGTGGCGAAGTTCAAAATCATAATCCAGAAACATTATTGTATAACTATATGAACACAAATACATAATGAAGAAGAAAATTGAATACGAATTTTCAGTATTTGAATGAAACATTTATGTCAAAAACCGTAAAAGAAAATAAATCTTCATCCTCGTCTTCTTCAAATAAAACCAGAAAAAACAAGACATCTTTGTCTTCTTCCGAAAAGGCAGCATTGTGGGCGAGTTTTGACCAAGAACACGCCGTTGTTCGAATCGACGAAAAACCCATTGCAATTGAAGAACAGTGTCTTTGTTACAAATGCGATACTCCTCTTATTATCATGGAAGAAGGATTTCCGACATGTTCCAATCCTCAATGTGCTATTATTTATAAAAATGAGCTTGATTATTCACCCGAATGGAAATTCTTTGGAGGAGATGATAAAAATAGTGTCGATATGACCCGATGTGGTGCGGCTATAAATCCGCTGTTAATAGAATCGTCCTTTGGATGTAAAATACCCATTCATCAAAAATCATCGTATGAAATGCGAAAAATACATAAATGGGTGGAGTGGCAAAGTATGCCTCATAAAGAAAAAGCGCTATACGATGAGTTTCAACACATTACTATTATGGCAACAAACGCCGGAATACCGCGTATTTTCATCGATTATGCCATGTTTGTGCATAAATATATTTCTGAACAAAAAATGTTTCGCGGATTAAATCGTCATGGTATTATTTCGGCGTCTATTTATGTGTCATGTAGATACAACGAATGCCCCCGAACCGCCTATGAAATCGCCGAAATATTTCATTTAGATAAAGCAAGTGCAACGGCGGGTTGTTCTATGGCGGTTCAAATTTTACATAATATTGAGAGAAATTTAGATCCGTCCGAACAAACAGAACTTTGTAAAACAACGCCAAGTTCGTTTGTAGAACGGTTCGCGAGTCGGCTACAAGTTCCGCCGAAATTGATTATGCTGTCGAAATTTATTGCGGATAAGGTTGAAAAACAAAATATTATTGACGACAATACGCCCCATTCAATTGCTTCCGGAATTATTTATTTTATTTCGGAGAACTGTCATTTACAGATTACCAAACAACAGATTGAAATTATTTCTGGAGTGAGTGGGGTAACCATCGGAAAATGTCATAAAAAACTTCAATTATTGGTTGATAAATTAATACCATTGGTTATTTTGGCGGAATATTCGAATAAAAAATAAAAGTTTATTGTAAATGGAATACAAATTAGAACAAGAACAACATGATGTAAAAAAAACCGAATTTTGGGGAGATGACCCCAATGTATTGTTTCAAGAATTATCTTTTTTTCCTACTGAACATATGAACATGACGGAAAAATTAAATGCGACAACTCGGTTAATTATTGTATTTTCATTTGTTATCTGGTTTTTTACACATCGATTTTTTGTTTTACTGACATTAACTTTATGTTTAGTTGCAATTTATTTGTTTCATCTTTTTCATATAAATAAACATGTTAAAGACGGATTTAGCACGAACGATATTGAAGAATATATTGATAGTAGTGGAAATCATATTGTTTCGGATGTTTTAAGAGAAAATGGAATTAAAGTATCGGCAAATATATTCGATAAACCTTCCTCTACAAATCCTTTTTCAAATGTCATGATTCCTGATTATGAATACAATGTAAATAAAAAACCGGCTCCTCCGGCATATACACAAAAAGTGGGAGATGATATTTTATCACAAGCCAAACAATTGGTGAAAGATTTGAATCCCGGACAGCCGGATATTGCGGATAAATTATTTACACATATGGGGGATGAATTTTTATTTGAACAATCGTTACGTAATTATAATTCAACTGCTGGCTCTACTATTCCGAACGACCAGACGGCATTTTCACAATTTTTATACGGAGATATGGTATCTAGCAAAGAGGGAAATCTATTTGCACAAGTCCGTCAAAAATCAAACTATAATTTGTATTAAACACCTCTGTCTTATTCCAAGATAAAAAAGGTAATATAATATAATGAGAGCCATTTTACGAAAAAACAAATTAAATATAGCGATTTTTCTTTTTATAGGTATGTTTATTCTTATTCATTTATATAAACCCTCTCTATTTTATTTGCCAGATGGTTCATTTCGACAATTTGGAGTTGGCTATAAACATAAAACCGTATTTCCCATATGGATTGGTGCTATTATTTTAGCAATTTTAACATATGTTGGTGTATCTTATTACATAATGTATCTTTGAATACATAATAGAGTAAAAATTCATACGGACTGTTGTAAAAAATATATTCAACTACTACTGTAATATGGTATTAGTTGAACCACATATTCAACAACAATTGATATATTCTCTTTCAAATGTGCACGAGTATAGAATGAATATATATCGAATTATATGGAATAGTTTTTTTACATTCACGATGATTTTTATCGTGGGGCTTATTTTATATTTTCGATACAAAGGAAAACCCACGGAAGAAGAATTATATAGAAAAATGATGCGCGAACAAGAATATGTTCTCTCTCAAATTCGGGCGTATAAAGGTCAGTTACAACATTCTTCCATCATAACGGGTTTGCCGATTGTTGGACAGGAATAGACGAAGAAGAAGAAGAAGAAGACGAAGAAGAAAAAGAAAAAGATGATAATACACTATGCGCAATTTGTTCCAATAAGCCAGAGTTCATTAATAAAATAATCGCCGACCCGAAAATAACATTTTTATCGTTGTATTTTAGAGAGGTAGATTGTGTATTAAAAGGTATAAATCGTATAAATAAAAACAATCCTATAATAGTTTGAACCACATTACTAAAAGTATGAATATAACTTTTATTTAGAGAGAATACACCAAAAAAGGCTATAAAATAAATAATATATACGATAAAAATAAACCACCCATAATGACGAGAAAATAGGTCAAGATAAAAATCAAACATTTGTTTTACTACTATAATATAGATAGAATGTTTTTTGGCGGAGATAAAGAAAAAAAAGAACGTTGTCCAAAAGGAAGTATCCGAAATAAAAAAACGGGAGATTGTGATAAAAAAAAAGAGATACCAAAAGAACGCATTATTCATGAAGAAACCAAAGAAAATCGACGAGAGGAACGACGAGAAGAAGAAAAACGAAATGAAGAAAATCGACAGGAGGAAGAGGAAGAAAAAGAAAAAGAGGACCAACAAATCAAAGAAACATCTTACGAAAATGCTCTCCAAAAATATTTTGCATTAAAAAGCAATTATGAAAATAAAATTCGGGTGTTGGCAAAAGAAAATATGGATAAAACAAAATCAACCGCAAAACGTCCTCGCTGTATTAATTGTGGAACATACGGTGGAACTATTTTTGCACAAAAAAATCGTAAATATACGGCAGTTTGTAACGCATCTCCCCCCTGCGGTCTTCATATCGATATTTATCGTGGATATTTTACAAATATCGAAAATACGGTGTATGAGTTACGTGATATTATTGAAACATCAAAAGAATGCATTATATCTTTGAAAAATGATGAAATATATAAATACAAAAGTCCGATTGACTGTATTCGTGAATTTAAATACGAAGGAAGCCATTACGAGACGGCAGAACGAATGTATCAAGATTTAACTCATAAAATGACGAATTTACACGATAATATTGAGAAAAAAGAGAAAATCGATGAGTTGCGACAAAAGATACATGACACGATTGTTGAATTGTATTCTCTCGAACAAGATTACCGAAAAACCGATATAAATCAGGGCGATATTGTGAAAACCATGGTTGAAAAACAGACACAAGAATTGTTTCCAATTATGGCAAAATTACATGAGCTTCAATGGGAGGTAAATCAAGTAGATGTCGGAGAGTCGTTACATACCGTTGAATATAAAAAAAACGGAATCATGGTGTCTGAAAAACGGGGGGTTATCATGAGCAATCTCATTCAACAAAAAGTCTCTCCCTATAAAGACGATTTAAATATTAGAGAGGAGCCACGTGTAAATGTTTGGGATACGTAAGTGTATGATACGTAAGTGTATGATACGTAAGTGTATGATACGTAAGTGTATGATTCTATATAGGAAATTGTGGTTTGTTTGATAATATTTATATATATTTTCGTCATTATGCGTCTCTCAAAGAAGGGGCAAGCCCCTTTTTGAGAGACACGACCTACGATAATATCTTTAATATTTATATACATAAATGACCGATTCGTGTTATATTTGTTTATGTGTATTTAATAATGAAATCGGACTACCTCGTGTTTTAAGAAATATCGATATTTTACGAGAGTCAAACATATTTCAAAAAATAACGGTTTTAGTGTTTTATGATACATCACAAGATGCATCTCTCCAAATTCTTCAACAATATCAAACCACCATACTGTCCCAACTTGACCCCATGTTTTATATGGAAATACATAACGAATTACGTCCGTTGCGTAATGTTCGCACCGAGAGAATTGCCCGAGCGAGAAACGGATTGATACATATGATACGCCGTCAATCTCAACAACCAAATTATTTTATAATGATGGATTCAAATGACTACAGTTGTGTAGGAACAATCAAGCCAGAGACGATTCGCGCAGTTATTCAGCGTCAACATGAATGGGATAGTATTTCGTTTGACAGAGAGGACGGATATTACGACCATTGGGCGCTATCGTATAATCCTTTTATATATAGTTTTTTTCATTTTTCAGATTATGAAAAGGCGGTAATGGTATTACGCGCCGATTTTGAAAAATTAATGGCGCGTTGGAAAGAAACATCTCCCAATGAATTTATTCCGGTGTATTCGGCGTTCAATGGATTCGCTATTTATAAGACGCATATTTTTTTAGATTGTACCTATTCGGGGAAAATAGATATGGCATTATTTTCGGGGAACGCTATTCGAGAGCAAATGCGACGAATCGGTGGTTCAATAAAAAATGTATTTACCGGAGATTGCGAACACAGACACTTTCATTTGGAGGCAATTAAAAAAAATCATGCGCGAATTCGTATATCGCAATTAACGGCATTTGAACCCACCAACGCGAAGAAATCTATCCCTTAAATATCGGTTCCAAATATTCAGAAATGTTATATAATATATCTTCCGGCAACGCAGAACTTTCCAAACAAACAAATACTTTTGTCTGAACGATTTTTGTAAATTGCCTGTATTTATCACAAATACATTTTCGTAATAAATCGTCATGAATATACAAGCCCATATTGTCTCGTATAGATTTCTCGGATTTTGTTAGATGAATAATTTTACAGGCAACTTCGTATTCGTTCGAATGAATCGCCTGAGATAACGGCACACATTTATATTTTTTAGCATACAATTCTTCATCGGTCCGATAAAATCGAAGAAGAGCCAATGCTTTTTGTGTATTGTTACTTAAAATCGCAAAATGAAGTGCCCGACTACGAACGACGATAGAAGCCATATCTATAGGAGTTTTTTGAAGAATTGTATAAAATATTGTATCCAATCCTTTGGCATTTTTCGCTTTTGCGCACGTATCAATCACAAAACTGCCATACCCCGATGGAATATATATGTTTTCTATGTTTTGGGTTTTATCTAATATTAGTTTGGCAACAGTTATAAACCGCAATCGACATGCAATTGCGAGTGGTGTAATTCCAAACTTATCGCGCTCATACAATTTAGATTCTGGCATATTTGTTAAATATGAAATAATTAATTTATTATATATTTTCCTTTGTACGTGTTTTTGGTATTTGCTTATATCGCTTTTAAATATAATATCGGTAATTCTCCCAAATAAATACAAAACTGGATTTGTGGATTGGTTTGCAATGGAGAGACAACGACGGAGCGAATTGGATAGGGGGGTGTTTTGTTTTTGTTTTTGTTCGTTTTGTTTTTGTTTGAATTCTTCTTGTTCGAATTCTTCTTCTAGTATCATTAAATTTTCTTCGTCTTCTTCACTATCGGTATCATACATTTTTATAATTATCATGCAAAAAGAATAGAATTATATTTCAATTTTAACTGGGACCTCTCCTTAACCTATTTTTTAAATTAATAGGGCTCGTGCACACCAATAACATAAAGATTATATGTCTAGTTAGATAAATGACGGAGACAAGTATCTATTATGAATATTTTCAGGTTGAAAAAGAAAATAAAATAAAATATGGTAAAAACACTATTTTATTGTATCAGGTAGGTGCATTTTTCGAAATATATGGTCTTAAACATACTGAACAATTTATCCCAGAATATGACACGATTGAGCAAGCGTGTCATATGGGAGACTTGGCATTTACAATGAAACAAAAGGTATCTTTCACATTGGATGGAGTTGTGTGTCAAATATACATGGCTGGATTTCGCGACACACAACTGGATAAATATTTGGATAAATTCACAAAACAGGGATATACTATCGTTGTATACGTTCAAGAGGATGAACTTGGACAAGGACAAGGACAAGGACGACGACGTAATCGTATATTTCAAGGCGTTTTCACACCAAGCACATATATTTCATCGGACGCAACGCCAACCTCAACAGAAACAAACAATATAATGTGTATTTGGATAGAATCTTCGGCGAAAAATATTGTAGTCGGTATTTCCACTATCAATATCATAACAGGTAAAACATGTATGATGGAATTTATGGCAAAAACCAATACGGAAATGTTGACGTATATTGAAACGGCTATATATATGTATCAACCATGTGAAATTTTATTTTTATCTGAACAAGAACAAAAACAAAAGGAGTTTATATCACCGACTATTCGAACCCACTGGATTGCGATTTTAACCGATAAAAAAGCGCGTAATTGCGAAAAACAAACATATATTATTGCCATTATTGAAAAACAATTTGGACATGATGCTTTTTATACGTGTTCCATTCATTTCGACCAAAATATTGTGGCGACACAATCCTTTTGTTATCTCTTGGATTTTTTACAGGAACACAATCCCGATTTTATTCGTAAAATTCAATGTCCCGTATTTGTGAATCATACAAATCATGTTTTTCTGGCAAATCATACATTGAAACAGTTAAATATTATACAAACCGACCCAACTGACCAAAAAAGCAGTGTTGTGTCCTTATTAAATCAATGTTCAACTATTATTGGAAAACGCCGGTTTCGGCATCAATTACTGCATCCTTCATGGGATGAAACGTGGTTACAAAAGGAATACACAATGGTTCGCACATGTATGCAAGAACCCGTAATGATTGAGTCTCTTCGTTTTTTATTGTCGTCGCATATTCGCGATATAGAACGGTGGGTTCGCCAGATTGTTTCAAAAACATTAGCTCCTGCATCTATTTTCGGGATTTATAAGGCACTTGACCAAATATTACAGATAGATATTTGTTTGGAAGAGCATCCGACTATCACAGAATATATGGGTTTTACGGATGAAATGCGAACACATATTAAACAAATGTGTTCTTTTTTATCGGCGAGAATTGACCTCTCTATATGTTCCAAATTCAGAACTACAAATACGTGGATTATAGAAACAAATGATCCAGCTACGGATATTCCTATAATGAATATACTTTTATTAGATACACACATACAAAAAAAGAATATGCCAACAACATCAATAAATAAAACATCAATAAATAAACCAACAACATCAATAAATAAAACACAAGCATATCATTCGTTAGTAGCGGAATATAGAGAGGCACATGCAACATTTATACATATTTATGATTCTATTTCAAGAGAATTTCCGGAAACCACAAACAAACCGATTAAAATACATATTACTGAAAAATCCGGAATCTCTCTACAATGCACAAAAACAAGAGCCAAGTGGCATAAATTAAATGTGCCACACAGCAAATATTCATTTCGCTCAACTTCCACTTCGATGGACGAAGTTGTATTTCCCAAATTGGATGAACTATGTCAAAAAATATCTGGCATGCGAGACGACCTTTCCGGAATTACCAAAGGAGCTTATCATGAATTTTTAACGGATTGGGAAGAACATTTATTCGTATTGGAATATGCGGTAGAATATATTGGGAAATTAGATGTATTATTATGTAGAGCTCATATTGCATTAAAAAACAATTATTGTTGTCCTACTATATTATCATCCAATGGTTCATATGTAAAAGTAAAACAGTTACGACATGTATTAATTGAACCGCTTTTAATTCATGAATTATACGTGCCAAATGATATTGATTTGAGCGATAATATAGCAAAAAAAACGGATGAAAAAGGAGGACCCGGAATTCTTTTATTCGGCACAAATTCGTCTGGAAAAAGTTCATTTATGAAATCTCTCGGAATTGCCATTATACTTGCCCAAGCCGGCATGTTTGTCCCATGTTCAGAATTTGTATTTTCTCCCTATAAATCTATTTTTTCTCGCATTGTTTCGTCGGATGATCTTCATAAAGGATTATCCACCTTTGTATATGAAATGGTTGAATTAAATGTTATTTTAAAAATGGCGGATAAATACAGTCTTGTGCTTGGAGATGAATTATGTTCGGGAACAGAAACGGACTCGGCTGTATCCATTTTCATGTCGGCATTGGAGACACTTGTTCAAAGCAATGCATCTTTTTTATTTGCCACACATTTCCATGAAATATGTAAATACGATGAATTAAAGGCGTTTATAGAATCGGGTAAAATACGATTAAAACATTTGGAAGTATATTATAATCCGGAACATGATGCATTGGTATATGACAGAATATTAAAAGATGGTAGCGGACAAACACTTTATGGTCTGGAAGTGTGTCGTTCCTTACACATGCCCGATTCTTTTTTAAATAGAGCCTATCAACTACGAACCAAATACAATCCGTCCGTGGCGGGAATATTGGAGAGAAAACCTTCGGCATATACATCTTCTATATTACAAGGAGGATTATGTGAAGTATGTGGAAAAGAATTGGGTGAAGAAATGCATCATTTAGTTCATCAACAAGACGCAGATATCCGTGGATTTTTACCGAACGGACAACATAAAAATCGTCCCGGCAATTTATCGTCTGTATGTCGAACGTGTCATGATAAAATACATGTATCAAGTAAGAACACAACAACCATTATATCTCGTAAAAAAACAACCAAGGGATATAGAATACTTGGCTTATAAAAAAGCATATAAATATATGTCGTCTATTATATTAATACTATATGTCGTCTGCACCTTATCCGTGTTTAAATGAATGCGAAATGTCACAATTAATGCGACATTTCCCACATGTAGAGCCATCATATGAAAATCAAGGAATTCTTCCTGAGCCAAATTCTCTTTATCATATTAAAGTACAGATACCTTATGGTAAAAAATATTATATTTGGTTTACCTTTTACGAAGATACCGATATGTGTTTTGTAATGGAATTAAACAGAGAGAGAAAAGTGATAAAAATAATCTGTCGTCCAGATATTATGCAAGAATTATCTCGTTCATGGAAAGGACAAGACCTTGCATTAGGCACTGTTTTTTATGTAACGGATTATAATGAAACATATATATTAGAAGATGTGTATACATACAAAGGTATTTTTCTTTGTAAAATTCCTTTGTCTCAAAAATTAGGTTGTATGTATGAGTTTTTAACGTTATGTGCAAATAAAGCACCTTTTTATTTGCCACATATTGAATATATTGGAATACAAATAACACACGATAAAACAAATCCGGATAATAAACCGAAAAAAATACCATATCAAGTGCATCATGTGCAATATCGTTCATTAACACACATGTTACCTTTTTTAAATGAAATAAAACGAACTATGTTAATCACAACCGCCAGTGCCCCTCCACCCGTTGTAAAACAACGGGCTGGTATACAACATTTTTCTCCAAATTTGAAAAAGCCCCAGTATTTTGCAAAAACCATATTTCACGTGGAGGCAGATATTCGATTTGATGTATATCATTTGTTTGCCTATTCCGATACTTCAACTTCTATTTGTATTGGGTTGGCGTATATTAAAAATTATAATGTAAGCGTATTTATGAATTCTATTTTTCGAAAAATACGAGAGAATACAAATTTGGATTATATTGAAGAATCCGATTCGGAAGACGATAGTAGGGACACACGAAAAGATAAGTATATGAATGCGTCTCGTAAAACGGCACTTATGGAGTGTGAATTTAATCATAAAATGAGATATTGGGAACCGATTCGGGTTGTTTATAACAGACATATTATACATATTCGTAATCTGTAGTTGTTTCTCGTAGATAAAATTGATGAAAACAAATCATATAAAAATATACAAATAATAATTTATAATGCCAATTAAACAATCCAAAATTACATCTTCTCGTCGCCGAATTATCACCAGTGATAGTAGCAGTAGTGAAGAAGACAATGATTCAAATTACACTTCCATTGATGAAGATGAAAGTTCTTTGTCGGATGAAGATAGCAGTTCAGATTCAGATGATAGTTCAGATGTAGAAGAAGCAGAAGCCGAAGCAGAAGCAAAACATTCAAATAGTAAAAAAACAAAAACAACTGGACAAAAATCACAAAAGGTAAAGGCAAAGGCAAAGGAACAAATTCTATCAGAGGAGGAAGGGAAAAAAGCCAAAGATAAAAAGGGAAAACATGCAACAGATAAAAAGGAAAAAGGGAAAATAGTCAAGGACAAAAAGGAAAAAAACGCCAAAAAACCGCACAAGAAGAAATGTGAATCATCGGACGAAGATGATGACGAAGATTACGAAGAAGATGAATCAGAAGAAGATGTGGAAAATAAGGTAAGTATATTTCTAATCGGTGGTGGAGAAGAAAACGACGATTATAACAGCGAATACGAAGACACGGACGACGATGATGAAAAATCGGTTCATTCAAGTGAAGATGAACGCGTGTTTATGAAAGAAAATTATCAGAATGTGCCAATTGTATTATCAAAAAAATCAACCCCGAAAAAAGAAAAGGACACTATACAAAAAGAAAAGGACGCTATACAAAAAGAAAAGGACGACACGCATATTTCATTTGAACAAGAATATCTGGAATTATTAGATTTACGACGGGATTTTACAAGCCAATTGGAAAAAAAACCAAATAACAAAATTATTTTACGCGCCATTAAAAATTGCAATAACGATATTAAAGATTTGGTTCATCGTGGACGTAAAGGAAATACAAAAGCCTATTATAAACTTATTCATCAAGATACGAAACGAATTCGCGAAATCGATTATTTTGAGACAAAACTGTCAAATAAAGAACAGCAAAAAATCGTTGAAGATTTAAAACATATCAATTCAACTATTTGTATCGATAAACCGTATCGTTTGGCATTATTAGAATCGGATATTCCGTCAAAACATAAGGTCATTGCGCTTCAAAAATTAAATTCGTTACATATGATGGAACCGGGTGATAGTGAATATTTTAAATTACGTGGATGGGTAGATGCATTTATGAATATTCCGTTTGGAATTTACCGAAATTTACCCGTAAAATTAGATGATGGGGTAGATAAGTGTCACGAATTTATGGAAAATGCGAATAAAATGTTAAATATGTGCACGTATGGCATGGATGAAGCCAAAATGCAAATTATTCAATTGTTGGGAAATTTAATTACAAATCCAGATGTAATTGGAAATGCAATTGCATTAAAAGGACCGCCGGGTTCTGGCAAAACATCGCTCGTCAAATATGGCATCAGTAAAATTCTTGGCAGAGAATTTGTATTTATTCCTTTGGGAGGGTGTTCGGATGCGAGTTATTTGGAGGGGCATTCATATACATACGAAGGAAGTATGTATGGTAAAATAATACAGTCTATTATTCAATGTAAATCAATGAATCCCATCTTCTTCTTTGACGAATTGGATAAAGTAAGTGACACGCCGAAAGGACAAGAAATTATTGGAATTTTAACACATCTTACGGATGCAACTCAAAATGACCAATATCATGATAAATATTTTTCGGAAGTGGATTTTGATTTAAGCAAGTGTTTGTTCATATTTAGTTATAACGACGAGTCACTGGTGAATCCGATTTTGAGAGACCGTATGTATAAAATCTTCACAAAGGGGTATAATACAAAAGAAAAGGTTATTATTGCCAACGATTATCTTCTCCCAAAAATTCGTGAGCAAATTCATTTTAATAAGGAGGATATTATTATTCCGACAAATGTAATGGAATATATTATTACGAATGATGCGTTTACTCAAAAGGAAGAGGGTGTGCGAAATTTAAAACGGTGTTTGGAAATTATTCATACCAAATTAAATTTGTTTCGACTTGTAAAATCCGACTCAAAACCATTCTTTGCAAAAGATATTGCATTAACGGTTACATTTCCATATACTCTTAGCAAGGCAGATATAGATGTTCTTATCAAGATTGATGACGCGAATAGATTGCAAGACATTGTGAAAAGTATGTATGTTTAATCGGACAAGTTAATCGGACAAGAGTTAATCGGACAAGAGTTAATCGGACAAGAGTTAATCGGACAAGAGTTAATCGGACAAGAGTTAATCGGACAAGAGTTAATCGGACAAGAGTTAATCGAACAAGTTAATCGGACAATAAAAAATTGATAATAAAAAAATAATAAAAACAAAACATATAAAATAAATTCATTCATGTTTCAACCAAAATCGAAAGAAGATATATCTAAAAATTTAGAATACATGCGAGAACGAACTCGAGCGCATTTTGCTATACAAGAACAGGAACAACTACATAAAAAAAACACAATTATGAAGACATTAGATACTATAATTCCCAAACATATTTCGTTATTTTATTCGAAAAATAACGATAACGAATTATTAAAAGACATATGTTGTGTTTGTTTAAATGATACAACTACAGATAAACCGGATGATAAAATTCAATTGAATTGTAAACATGATGCATGTATATCATGTATGCCAGCATTGATAACAACGCAAATGCAAATCGAACCAATCTGTCCAATCTGTCGTTGTACTATAACCACATTATATGTATCTGATGCGCATAAGTGATTGATTGATTTACTTAACCAAATAAAATTGAAAATCTTTTTTTTAGATATTTTTGGCATCTTTAAAACAATTAAACGACTATAACAATCATGACAACCGCAACAAGAACCGCAACAAGAATTTCCATTACCATTCCATGTGTTGATAATATCTTTACGGAAATTGAGATTAGTTATGTATTTCATAGACTAAAAATTGGTAAAATTGTGGTAAATTCGTTGCGAACGACAAAAGGTTCAAACGCATCCATTAAAAAGGGCACACAGTATATTTTTGCGACATTAGAATTGGCAAATACGTCATGTGCAATTGCATTTTTGAGAGCTCTTTCTGAAAGAGGACAAACTCATATTGTATATGATGAACCCAAAAATTGGATTGTTAGTAAGGCATTGCCAAAACGTAAATATAAAATGCAACAACAAGAATATCGGGAACATATTCAACATAAATATGAGACCAAGACGACCGACAAAGAAGCTTTACAAGACAAAGACAAAGAAACGAGAACAAAAGAAGAGATAGAACAAGATACATACATATATGCACAATGTCAGGCGTTGTTGTTTTATCCTTATTCCGAAGATTTTGAGAGAAGTATAAATGAAATTGTTTGTTAATTGTATAATTATTATTTTTTACGATAAATTTTTTTATGATAAAAAGAGAACAAGTTTATAAAACTATTTATTTTTCTTGTTTTAGATAAAATGGATTATACACAACAATCACCGGGTCCATCTTCTACTCGCATTTCCGATCTTCCAAACAATCCACACATGGAACCGATTACTGTAGGTCGTCCAAAATCAGAAATGGTTATTCCAAATACATCGCCATATCAACCAATCAATGATGTTCATAAAAATCCATATGGAGTAGAAAAACCGGACCAACTTCCGGATTTTTCATACAAACAACCACAAATGCCACCACCGTATCCAAATACGGCAAATAGAGAACAATATGAATTGCCGTCGCGTGATATTCCGAGAGACACAACACATTTAACAATGGATGACCAACAACATGTAAATTATATGCCCAAACCAAAACTTACGGGAGATTTTATTGCGCAACATGATTATGACCAAGATATAGTTCGACGAAAACAACAATCCAGTAAAACGACACAATCATGGATAGATGATTTATGGGACGAATGGAAAATTCCCGTTATATTAGCATGTATGTTTTTATTATTTCAATTGCCGAGTTTTAATTTATTGTTTTATACATATGCCCAACGCATTCCTCTCGAATTATTTGGGGCGGATGGAACACCTACTATGTTAGGACTCTTATTTAAAAGTGCCATGTTTGGCGCACTTTATTATTTTTTCGAACGAGGTATGAAAACAATTGTATAAAAGCAAAAAAAGAATCAAACCAAAAAATAAAGAACCAAACAAAAAAGCAAATAAATAAACAATAAAAGATAATACAACAAATACAAATGAATAGAATGATTCAATATATTTCGGAATGTATTCAACCCGTAGATAAATCGGAAATGTATATTACAAATGAATTTAAATTGGATGAATTAAAAGCAATGAAACAAGACGGCATTTATATTGTGATTGAAGACAAAACGACAACACATATTCCCATTGGAGTTGATTGGGCACGGGTTTGTTCAAATATAATTATTTGTCGAAATAACCATCCTCGACAAATTGCGTGGTTGAATCCCGATTGGACCGTATCATTTGACCTTTCTAGAACACCGATTTACCGACGTATTGTTCCATTACCTTGGGAAACCGTTGACCACGCTCTTATCATCACAAGTATTATTGAAGCCAATTTTATAAATACATACAAAAAAAATTATATTGAATATGGAGTTCGACACGGAGACTGTATTGAAAAAATTGCACCGTATGTAAATATTGCATATGGAGTAGATATTCATACATATACACCAACATTGTCCAATATTCAAATGTTTTCCGGAACTACGGATGAATTTAGTCTTTCCCATTTATCCAATATTTCGTATCATTATGCGTTTATTGATGCGGACCACTGCGCGAAACAGGCGTTTGTCGATTTTGAAAATATATATACATATATTCACACGGGAGGTTATATTTTTTTACATGATACCTATCCATGTTTAGAAGAAAGTCTATCTCCCTCTGGATGCAATGATTGTTTCTTGACTCCATTAAAAATACGTGTAAAATATCCAAATATAGAAATGCTTACATTTCCACTGAACCCGGGTCTAACAATTGTGCATAAAGTTTAAGCAAATGTGGATAAATATTGAATGGCGGATTCACATCCCATCTGTTCCGCCTCTTTTTTATTCTTGTGTTTCCCCATTCCGAGAAACACCAGAATTTTTCCATGCAAACACATGTATTCGTGAATATCCTGATACGATGTAAAATTCGTTAAAGGAATAGAATGTGCCGTTTTTGTTTCGTAAATGGCTTGTCCTAAACACAAATACACGCCCATATTATATCCATTTTCATTTCGAATTAACTCCACATACTCTGGAGTGGTTTTAAATTCCTTTTGTATTTTTTCCTGCAATATATTTTTAAAGTTTCGGTCATTTTGAATTAGGTCCATCCAATTTACATGTTTTTCAAAAATTTGTTCGATGAAAATCTGCGCCATTTGAAATCCAGGACCAACTACAAATAATGATTCGAACCAGTGGTCCGAATCATGTATTTGAATCTTATTGAAATCTAAAAACAACGCTCCCAAAAATGCTTCAAATAAACATCCGAGACGTTTTAAATTTGTGCGCGTGCCTTTTAATTCGGCGCTTTTAGACATAATTAGCCATTTATGTAATCCCATGTCGAGCGCCATTTTTCCGATGGATTTGTTCTGAACCAATGCGATTTTTGTGTCTGTTAAAAATCCGGGCTCTTCTTTTGGAAATCGGCGATATAAATAATATTTGGTGATTAATTCAAGAACTCCATCTCCCACATATTCCAATCGTTCATTTGATTTTGTGTATAATGAAATACAATCATCTGGCTTTTTAGCGATAATAACGGTGGTGGATGAGTCGGTCTTGTTTAGCGGTGGCGGACAATTTAAATACGATTGATGCACAAATGCACGTTGATATAAATGTAAATTATGGACAGGAGTTGGAATGCCATAGGTTCGAAGAATGGACTCAATTTCTTCACGGGTAATAATAATATTTTGCGGGTTATATGGGTCAAATACATACATTTCTCCTCCATATGGATTTTGTTCAATGCGAAAATCGGCTTCTAGTGTAGACATATATACCGTATTTTATAGGTATTTATATATCAATTTTATCGAAGGCGTTGTAAAAATTATAGCGGCTCGTGGTTTCGTTCCACGGACCCTTGGGTTATGGTCCCAATGCGCTAACCTCTGCGCCAAGCCGCTTGTATTCACTTTATGAATTTATGAATAATATAATTTGAATCAGTGGTAGTAGTAGCTATTATCGGTTATCTTGAAACGGTCGGTTTAGGGAAAATATATAGCCAGATATTATAACAATGACTTTTGGATTAGCAAATTCGGCAAAGAAAGCCCGACTTTATGCGTTTACAACGAATCAAAATCAAGGTGGTGGAGATAAGAAAGGTGGATTTCCATTTTCGGTTGGTCGAAATCACTGGGATTCTATTTTCATAACTCCCCGACCATTAGCTGTATATAATACGACTATCTTTCCATTGGCAAGTCAATCTCGTCCTGTTGGAAGTTGGACAAATGGAAATACCTACTGGCATATTCCTGGTACTGGTAATCAATAGGTAGTCATATAGCGAATTTTACCATATAACATAGAATACATATAAAACAATACCGCCATATATGTTATTGTTTTATTCTTATGGATACACCTACTCCTCTTCCCCCATGGGAAAATATTTTATTTAGACAAGAACTTGAAAAGAAAGAAAAAAAAGAACCAACCGAAAAGAAAGAGAAAGAAAAGAAAGAAAAATCAACCGAAAAAAAAGAAAAATCAACCGAAAAAAAAGAAACTAAAAAAAAGAAAGAATCAACCGAGCCAAAGAAAGAAAAAAAAGAAAAATCAACTGAGCCAAAGAAAGAAAAAAAAGAAAAATTAACCGAAAAGAAAGAATCAGCCGATTCTACGTTTAGTATGATTGTAGATGAGCGTGAGACCGCGCTAATGAATATAATACAAAATCAACCATCTGCCCAGTCGCATACCATTATTAAAAAAGTCCTGCATTTGGGAGATATTGTTATTGCGAATTCACCCGACAAAGAATTTGTTGTTTTAGAGAGAAAATCGATTTCCGATTTACTGGCGAGTATTAAAGACGGACGATACGAAGAACAGTCCTATCGCTTGATTGGTGCCTATAAGGATGCAGAGGTTCGTCCAAAAATTTGTTATATTATTGAAGGGTCTCTTCACGGACACAGTTGTAAAGAAAAACAATTGGTGTATTCAGCAATGGTCTCTCTATCGATTGGAAAAGGATTCCATATTATTCGCACAGACAGTCTCAATGAAACCGCCGATTATTTGCTTTATATGTTGGATAAATTTGAACGAGATTTTAAAAAGGGCAAAGCCTATACCAATGTAAATGAAACTGAAAAAAAGGAACTTGGGTATGAAACCGTTGTGAAAAAAGTAAAAAAGGAAAATCTCACTCCCGAAAATATGGGAGAAATTATTTTATCTCAAATACCGAGTATTAGTTCTATTACGGCAAGTGCAATCATGTCACTTCCGCAAATCAATGGGTCGATTCCTCGGCTCATACATGAATTAGAAAAAAATCCATTGTGTTTGGCAGAAGTTCGCATTGGAGAGAAACAGCGAAAAATAAGTAAAACAACCGTTCCCCAGATTATCAAGTATTTATTGAATCAATCATCTGAATAATTGTAGGGTATAAATACGAAATGTAAAGATGAATTCTATATAGATGTCGAATATTTTAATAACCATATGTATATCCATTTTTATCATTGGAATATTACATTTTTTTTTGAAAATTATAAAAACTCCTCGACAAAAAACGAAAAATTTAGTAGATTCACAAACCGAAAAATATCGTCGGATAATGAACGAATTAACGGAACATAAAAAACACACATCCTTGTTTCTTTCATTGGAAAAAAAAGAGGAATTAGAGAGAGAGATGGTTCAATATATCAAAACAATACAAGGCTAATAAATATACCATATAATAATACATATATGGTATGTCATTCAATCTATCGTTTTTTCACAGCATCTCGGTCAAATCCTTGGGTAAAACAATGTAGAACCGTTCGAAATAAAAAAAATAAGAATTCATTTATTCCGTCGTATACATATTACTATGTTCGATGTTCGGATGCAAATGTTCATTATTTAACAATACGATATCCACCTTCTGTTCGATATAATGTATTACGAGGAAAAATAGATACCGAAAAAAATCGTGCTATATATGAAAAATACATTGGGACTACATCTATTAAAACTACTGCGTCTTAAACATCAAAAATGTTCCCATAAATGCCCCCAATAAAATAGAAAATGTTATCGTCGACCATAACAATGGATTAAACCCTTTTCCTACATAAAATACCAACAATGCAATAAATAATAAAAGAACCAACCATCCGGCAAATTTCATTATAAAGTCAGAGACATCGCCTATATGTGATAGAGAGGATAACAATAATAAGTTCCAGTTAAATTCGGTAGTTTGAAATGTGGTGAATTGGGTTTGAATAATGGCAACTGTTGAAAATAATAACGCAATCGCCAAATATATTCCATACGACAACCATGTGCCATTTCCTTTTTGGAATCCTATTGCAATTAAACTGTGTGATATAGCAAAGACCATTGCAAAAACAAACGCATTTACCAATAATAGTTTTTCGGACACATTTGTAACGCTGTGATTTTGTGAATGAATAACATCATAAAACAGCCATTTATATCCCATCGGAATTGCAAATACCGATATACCAAGAAGAACCAAAAACATTAAAAAGTGAAATGTCATATTTATCATGTCGGTTTGATTTATTTTTTTTAGAAATTCGCTGTCGATGCGGACAAGTGCCGTTTCTTCGTCACTTGATGAAATCGGTGTCATGTGTATATATCCGGTTTCTTTTCCTTTGTTGTTGTTATTGTTGTTGTTGTTATTGTTTTTTTCTTCATTGTTTTTGTCCTTGTTTCCTTTAAAACCTTCCTGTAGTAATAGAGAGGCTTCTCCGAGAATAGGATACGGTTTTTTCACATCTTCACTGGAAGATATAAATGTCAAATCGGAAGACAATGAAATATTTTTGAACGAAATAAACGAGGGAGAAAGAATAGTGGAAATAAAAATAGGAGTTTGACACACATATACGTTTTTCTGTTGTTGATGCACGGCAAACGTAGAGGATGGTATATCCGAATTTAATGTGATTGTATTTGTTTGATTTGTATTTGTTTGATTTGTTAAATTATTCTCTTGAATATATGTATCAATATCGGTGGATTGAGTTGAATGTTGTAAAGGAAAAAGAACAAATACGGATTCTCTCCCAGAATCTGAAATGGGAGAGTGTTCAATAAGTAACCAACCGTTTTGTTGCTGCGGTTGTTTTTGTTTGTCCATTCCGAAGATATACAAATGTTTTGTTACATAGGCATTTCCATTTGATAATACGATATTTGGGTTTGCATAAGAAACGGAGGGAGGGTTTGAAAATCGAGATTTTAAATATCCGTGATTTTTTATGGAAGTTATAGAAGGAGATATTTCAATCGAATCATAATTGTATTTGAACGACATTTTGTCCGGTTATAAATATGGGATATAATTTATACCACGATTTTCATAAATAGTTGCCGTATATATTTCATTATATCCTTGCACATAAACAACATCGCCATTGTATAATTCATCGACTCCATTGTCAGACATGGCATCTCTTCCTTTTACACGAACTGGCAGTTTTGAGTTTATATTTCCCGTATTTGAAATCGTATAATACTGCCATTTATTTCGATTTGAGAGAACCATTCTTCCAAAAAGAGGGAGAATTAATGCGCCCTCCTTATCTCCCGCTTTTGTGATAATTCCGATTTGGTCAAAAGCATATGATATTCTTTGTGTAGGCACACTTTGGATTCCAAAGGCGGGTTGTAATGGCGGATAAAACGGATTTGTAAATACATTATTATCTCTTTGAGAGGCAGATATGTTAATTCCTAAATTTGGCGGTGGAATAAGAATAGGTGATTGTTGTCTTTGTTGGGTTGGATACCGACGTAATGTGAAAAACATATAGGTTGTTAATAGGAGGATAAAACATAAAATAAAAAGAGTCATATTTTCAACGCAAAAAGATGAACCTGCAATACATTTTTTTGCCATATTATATTGTATTGTTATAAAATAGTCTCATCTATAATAGGTTTGTTAGAATAGGTTTTAAACGAGCGAAGCGAGTCGATAACAAAATGTGTGAGGCAATCCACCGGATAAAATTGATAAATAAAAAAGAGATAAACCAATCCAAAAAATAAATATGAGCTTATTGATGATTCCTTTACTTACGGTTGGTATGGCTATGTTACCTTCGTTACCTTCTTCTTCTCCTACAGAAGAAATTAAAAAAATAAAACAACATGCAGAAATAGACATTAAAATTCTATTTCTACGAAGAAAAAAAAGTCAAATTCGTGCTCAACAAAAAAAACATCGAGAGGAATTTATATCGCAAATTATATATTTACCAAAAACAGAAATGTTTGAAAAAATGCAAAAATACAAACAAGAACAATCGGTATTTTATGATAAAATAAAAGAAAATGATATAAAGGTGCAGGAATTATTGGACGCTTGGATTCCATAATAATGATTGGCTCTTTCGCTTTCTCTTTAAAACGGAAATGAAGGAAATGTCCCCGGGTCGCAACTATAACACAAATTTCGAACCGATTGTGGATATTCAAATAGATTATATCCAATCATATCTGTAATAATTTGCGTAATTTCATTGTATGCATTTTTTATTTCTCCATTGATATCTAAATTTACACCAGCCACCTCCCGAATTACATACGATTCAAGTTCAAACACAATATAGAAAATAGAGAGAATAAAATTAATGTATAAATCCAATAAATAAAAAATAATACAGTATGTTGTAAATATCTTTGTTAATTTATCAATTCCACAAATAATATGTTTTATGATAGATTCAAATACCTGACCAATATACACAACAAATTTGCCTACATCATTAAAATACTCGGGAAGTTTTTTAAAAAAATTACCAATTTGGTCAAATACGTTTATTATTTTATCGAAAAAATCGCCAATATCGGACAATTGAAACCCCTCCTTTTTCGGAAAAAAATGGTCATATAACATTTTCACACATAGACAAAATAAAATAATGATAAACAGACAAAAAATATATGGGTATGAATTTTCCAAATTCATTATTTATATGGACAATACATTTTTTTATACTACTACTAATATAAGTTTGAAAATCTCTTCGGCACACATTTCGTCAATGTGTCATTTTGCGCCGACCCCAATGCAACTTTGGGAAATTTGGGAATTAGTTTTAAAGGATATCCGATTTTATCTTTGAGAGTATATACATTGTATCCCGGAATAGAAACACCATATGCCATTGCATCCGCCACACCTGAACCCAATGCCATTCGATAGGCAAATCCATTGTTTGTAATTGCATCGTATTTTTTTCGCGCAATAAGAGACCCCGCGTCCACCCCTCCTTGACATCCAAATTGTGGATTTGACGGTTTATAAATAAGTGCTACATATGGCGGTTGAAGTGAGCCAACGGACGACGCAATAATAGTTTGACTGGTGGTATTTGTAGCGGAAGTGGGGTAAAATCCGGCATTTATTCCGAGAGCACTTGTTAAACCGTTGGATAACACGTGAATCTGTGGCACGGGCTGAACCACGGTCCATGTTGAACCAACTGGCTGACTATAATTTGAATTGTAAAATTGTGTGGCGGATATGGATTGAATTTCAATCTTTCCATATAGCGTATTATACGAAAATACCAATAAAAAATTATTCGACCGATTAAAATTATTCAGATAATAGTGTCCGTTATTTATCATAATCAATTGAAATGCGTCATTAAATGAATTGATATCATAACTGTGTGAATCGGGAATCGTTGCAACATATGTATTTCCATCTACCCACACATATTGAAATACATTGTTTTGCAAACTCGCCGTAATTGCCGTTAATCGACAATGTGAGAGACCTGCCGGTGAATAAATATTGGATTTGGATGCTGTTGTTCCCGGAGTAACCGTCGGATTTCCTTGACGCAAATATCGGTAGTCGTTTTGTTCAATGGTGCGATTGCGAGACACCAAATATTGACGATTGTCTGTAAAATACGCATTGTCATTATTTTTCGATTCAATAAATTTCTTTTTAATCATACCCGCACTTCGAACTCTCCGTCTCGCATCGAGTTGAGGCGAAAAACAAGCATTCGATGAATTTGTAGAGGTAGATACACATTGTGTTGGTAAATTGCAGGTTGTGCACGAATATCCAAGCTCTCCACTATTGTTTGGTAAGGTGGGGTCCAAGGTTTGGACAAGTCCGTCACATGATGATACGGCAGTGTTCGTTATACCATTTGCATAAATAAGTGAGCCTCCCGGCTGATTTAATACATCAATACTGGATGAAATGCGAACACTTCCAGTCGTAAGTGCATTTCCATTATGTAGTGTATTTACGGCAATTTCACGACGATATGCGTGTTTTATGGGGCGTGGTTTCATGAGAAGGTTTTGTTCCAGATTTGCGTTTGTATCTTGGGTCGGTTGAACAATAGATGATATTTGTGAAAATACCTTTCCTTTCCAACGAATATAGGGAATACTGTCGTTTATATTTGTATATTGTTCGTCAAAAATAAATGGTTCGGACATTCTTACAAATTATGTATATAATTATCTTACAAATTATGTGTATAATTATATATACAAATGAAGTTATCGTCGCTTTTTCCGTCTAAATCAAAGAACGTTATTTTAGGAAGTTTATTTGTCTTTCTTTTGGTCGTTATTTTACTTTCGTTATTAATGCCTATTGCGGTTGATGGATTTTCCGATTATAGCACTGCTTATGGTAAGACAACTGGACCATCTATTGTGGGTGGCGGTGTAAATGGAAATGTGAATATTGGACAACTTGGTGCGAATGTTGGAGCACGAGCAAATGTAAATACATCAGGTCTTGGTGGAACTATTGGCGGAGGTATTGGATTTAAAGAGGGATTGACTACGAGTGGTCCTGCAAAAATACCGAGTGGTCAAAAGATGAAATCGGGCGCTAAAAAATAGACCGTGAGTTAGCTTTCAGGGTTTTTATCTCAACACTACATAATGAATATTCAATCTGCTTATGGAAATCCAAATCGTATTTTACCCGAAATGTCCTATAATGGACGGGTAAATATTTTAGAAGAACCTGACCCAAAAGCAAAATTTGCATTAATGGAAAAAACGGCATTTAAAAATAGAGCCACTACCTATTGCGACGCATTAAAAGGACAGTGGGAAGACAATGTTTTGTCTCAAGTATTTTTTTCTTCTGGAAATATCCAAATTATTCAAAATGCAATTCGAGCGGAAATATATAAATTAAGTGGAAATAAATATGTTGTTGCGCCTCCCGGAATGGACAACTTGAAAATTGTCATGAAGAGTATTTTTATGTCGTATGCCGAATTTTACAATGGAGATATCACAAAACAAGTGGAAGAATTAAACAAAGCGGTTCTCGCCTATTGTGTTCCTGAATTATTTTCTGCGGCGAAAGCCCATGTGAATTATTTACAAGACCAATCCAGTTTGGTTGTGCCTTTACGATTGCCGAACAACCACGACCGAGAATTTAAACAACTGGAACTTAAGCCGTGGGTTTAGATAATTATGGTTTAGATAATTATGTGTGTAAATATTATAGAAGATTATGCGTTTAACAAAAAGACAAAACACAAATACCAGAAGACATACAAGAAGACAAAAAACAACTACAAGAAGACGAAAAACAACTACAAGAAGACGAAGACAACCTATATTGAAAGGAGGCTCCATGCATTTACTACATTGGATCGATGAGACAAAACTAAATTGGGCAAAATTATCAGAAAATCCAAATGCGATATCTATATTGGAAGTGAATCAAGATAAAATAGACTGGGACAGATTATCAGAAAATCCAAATGCCATTCCTTTATTGAAAGAGCATCCAGAAAAAATAAACTGGGGATTATTATCAGAAAATCCAAATGCAATACATTTATTGGAAGAGAATACAGATAAAATAGACTGGTACTTATTATCAGAAAATCCAAATGCAATACATTTATTGGAAGAGAATACAGATAAAATAGACTGGTACTTATTATCAAAAAATCCGAATGCCATTCCTTTATTGGAAGATAATAAAAATAAAATAAACTGGAGTCAGTTATCAGCAAATTCAAATGCCATTCCTTTATTGGAAGATAATAAAAATAAAATAAACTGGAGTCAGTTATCAGCAAATCCAAATGCCATACATTTATTGGAAAAGAATCCAACAAAAATAAACTGGATTTCGTTATCAGAAAATCCAAATGCCATTCCTTTATTGGAAGATAATCCAACAAAAATAATATGGGTTTGGTTATCAGAAAATCCAAATGCCATACATTTATTGGAAAAGCATCCAGAAAAAATAAACTGGGCACAATTATCAGAAAATCCAAATGCCATACATTTATTGGAAAAGCATCTAGATAAAATAAATTGGGACAATTTATCAGCAAATCCAAATGCCATTTCTTTATTGGAAGATAATAAAGACAAAATAAATTGGGATGCGTTATCGTTAAATCCTAGTATTTTTACGGAGAATAATTATATATCGAAATAGAACATGTATTTTTTACGAACAACGGGTGGAAGAAAAACCAGTAAAAAATTTCGTCACTGAATAAAATTGATAATATTTTTATTCGTTATGTCACACAACATAACGAATAAAAAATGGTAAAAATCTGCAATTCTCCTTATCCTACCGAAAATGAAATCACGTATTCTCCTTATTTCGCACAATTTCCGTATCCTCTCAGTGATTTTCAAAAATATGCGATTGAACATATTGTATTACAAAATCACGTTTTAGTAACGGCACAAACCGGCTCCGGCAAAACACTTCCTGCCGAATTTGCCATTCAATATTACTGCAAAACAATAAAAAAAACAAAAAAACAAAAAGTTATTTATACCTCTCCCATAAAAGCTCTTTCAAATCAAAAATACTATGAATTTTCAAAAAAATACCCCGATATATCGTTTGGCATTTTAACGGGAGATATAAAACACAATGTATTGGCAGATGTTCTTATTATGACTACCGAAATTCTTTTAAATTATATAACAAAAGGTGCATCTGCAAATACAGTGCTTGATTTAGATATGAACGATGTGGCGTGTGTCATATTTGACGAAGTTCATTATATCAATGATCAGCAACGCGGTCATGTGTGGGAACAATCTATTTTACAATTGCCGGAAAATGTGCAAATGATAATGCTCTCTGCCACCATCGATTCTCCTGAACTTTTTGCCAAATGGATTGAAAACCGTTCGCTCCCTGAAGAACCAGAACAACCAGAACAAAAACAACAACCAGAACAAAAACAACAACCAGAACAAAAAGAACAACAACAAAAAAAAGAAGTTTGTTTGTGTATGGCATCAAAACGAATTGTGCCTTTAACACATTATTCATTTCTATCCGTCGGCGAATCTATTTATAAGGGAATTAAAGATGATACCTTAAAACAAGAAATACGTCGCGCATCAAATCAATTAACGGTTTTACGTTCAGCCGAAGGACGGATGAACGAACCGACCTATCATCAATTAAAACACATGTTGCAATTATACAATAAACACGACCCTCAAAACCAGCGAGGACAAACACACGGAAAACGCAAATTTATTGTGAATTCTCTTATGCAATTATTAAAAGACCGAGACATGTTACCGGCAATTGTGTTTGTATTTTCGCGAAAACAAGTCGAACTTATCGCCCAAGAAATTACAATTCCTTTGTTAGAAGATGATTCCAAAATACCCTATACCATTGAAAAAGAATGCCGAGATTTGTTGCGAGGAAAACCCGAATACACCGAACTTCCCGAATTCGTACAACTCGTGAAATTATTGGAAAAAGGTATCGCCATCCACCATTCTGGCATGATTCCTATCTTTCGTGAAATGGTAGAAATGTTTATTATGAAACGATACATTAAAGTATTGATAGCAACCGAATCATTTGCGGTTGGATTGGACTGTCCTATTCGCACGGCTGTATTTGTATCTTTGCAGAAATTTGATGGACAAAGTCGTATGTTATATTCACACGAATATGCGCAAATGTCGGGACGTGCAGGAAGACGTGGTATTGATACCGTTGGACATGTGGTTCACTGCAATAATTTATTTCCGTTGCCAACTTTATCCGAATACAAGGAAATGTTGGGAGGCGTGCCTCCCAAATTAATAAGCAAGTTTCACATTTCTCCCGAATTTATTTTATCGGCATACCCCAACAAAAAAACAGATGCAGACGCCAATATTGAAATGGTTCATGATTTCGTTAAACGAAGTATGAAAAATGCCGAAATTCAAAAAACCATTCACGGACAAACGCGAATTGTCGAAGAACTGGAAACAATAGTGTCGCTACTTCCCTTACCGTCACATGTAATTCAACAATATTCAACACTGGAAACATCTCTCTCCTTTTGCAATCATAAGAAACGAAAAGACCTTGAAAAACAAATGACTGCACTAAAAGAATCTATATCAAAAACATTGTTCGATGCGGATTTATTGGCGTATAAAGAATCCGAAAAACACAGAAAACAATTACAAATCGAAACACAGACATTACGAAATATGGAAGATTATGTTACCGATGAAATCGAGAGAGTGTTTGATAAATTAACGGAAGAAGGGTTTCTTATGAGGACGGTGTCTTCTAAGCAATGGCATTTAACAAAAAAAGGAGATATTGCCAGTTATTTTGCGGAAGTTTCACCGTTTGTATTTGCTCATGGATTTGTGAATCACTGGCAACAATTCTCCACATTCTCTCCTACTCAAATTGTCGGATTATTAGCACATTTTATAGATGTGAAAGAAAAAGAAACAAACAACAATGAAAGAAACAACAATGAAAGAAACAACAATACCAACAACAACAATACCAATGAAAGAAAAAACGACGATAAAGAAAAACAACATGCGTCTGTATCGTGTTTATTTACGGAAGAATATCAGAATTTACTTACAGATGATTCTCAAATATGTGTAACTATTGCCGATATAATGATGTCGTGGTGTGATTGCAATAATGAACATGCGTGTAAAGCATTCTTATACGAACATAGCGATACAATATCGGTGGGTGATTTTGTGAAAGCTGTATTAAAAATAGCAAATACGATTCGAGAAATTATTCATATGGTGACATCTGTATTTCCGGAAAACATAGAATTATTACATAAATTGTCTTTTGTTGAGCCGATGATTTTGAAATATATAACAACATCGTACAGTTTGTATTTGTAAAGAAGTAGTTAAAGCTATATTTATAATATTATCATCAATGGACAGTAATCAACATGCAATCATAACTAGTTTGACAAAATTAAATGATAAAGTAAAATATAATTTATTTACAGTTATAAAAAATATAATTGATTTACAAAAACAAGGTAAATTCAATTTATTAAATATTCAACCAAGAAATGAATATTTTTTTCAAAATTATCCATCAACTGACATTAGTCCAAATAATTATTTTATAATATTTGAGCTATTTCAACAATTTAACTTATTTAATGAAATAAAAAAATATATTACAAAAACAACAAAACTAACCAAGATATCATCAATAATTGATGTGCATTTTAGAAATAAAGAAGAAAATGACAATTTTAGAAGTTATATAAATACAATTATAATGATAAATTTAATTAAAAAACAATTGAAAAATAAATCACACCAAGATATTGTTAATTATGGTTTATTAAATAAATTAAGTTTAATTAATCCAAATATAGTAATATCATTACATTTGTTCGAACTACAAAATCACCAACTAAATATAATTGATTTTATAAATAATTATAACTATCAAAATAATACATTTTTAACATTCAACAACGACGAATATGATAAAATTTACGATATTTTTTTTTTATTTGAATAAATTCTAATTAACTTATATATGTATTGCATTTAAATTTACAATACTTATTTATCCAAATATCTCATGATATATAAACAAATATTATGAAAAACATAGCAAAAAATATGGCAAAAAAGGCGTTAAAACAAGGACCAAATATACTTGCATCTATCCAAAAATCCTTGCCACAATCGGCACAATCATCATCTCCACCACCCAATACAAATATAGATACATTGTCAAATGATATTAGTTCTTCTTTATACGAAAAAATACATATAAAATTAGGAGAACACCCGTCCGATAAAATTGTAGAAGGTATAGATACAATATTAAAAGATTCAAAGGAAACCGCTGAAGATGCCCAAAAAATACGTGATAATTTTCTTCAGATTGTGTTGTATTTTTTAATGGATTTTGTTTTTCAGGAAAAACGGTCGGGAGGAATATTGTTTAAACAAATGTTTTTAGAGGCATTGTTAGAAAGTTCGCCGGAAAGTCTGGCTCTCGCAAATGCGGGAAAAGACTGGACTTCATTTCCACTATTTTCTACCATGAAAGAAACCTCTACCATGAAAGAAACCTCTACCATGAAAGGGGGCGACAGTTCATTTACCGATAAACAGATAGGAGATATCGCCGAGAATCTTACCATAAAAACGGACCCCGAATTTAAACATAAACTCCACAACATGACCGTAGATTATTTCGCGGATATATTAAAATATCAGAAAACAAAACCGGAGACATACGAATTTATCCAAACCTATTTTTATCAATTTATTAAAGATGCTTTTAAAGATACACAAATGACATTTAAATTAAATAAATTACTGTTACATGCACTTATGCAGGATGCACATATCATGCAAATATATACGGATTTTCTTCGATTAAAACGCGAGCAACCAACCAATCCATTGGGCGCAAATTTTCTTATATATGTTCAAAATGAAAATTCCATAACATCCAAATCCATCTCTCCAACCGAAGGACAAAAAGGCGGAGTAACGAAAAAACGAATAAGAAAAGGGACGATGAAAAAAGGGACAAGGACGAGGACAATAAGAAAAGGGACGAGGACAATGAAAAAGTTACGATAATAAAATATAAATTATTTGTTTTATCTAATCAAATTCCCAATCACATTTTTTTCCACCATTGTATGCTACTGCATATTTATTGTCCAATAACCATTGATTTATATGTATATGTTTTCCAATATCTTCAATATAAATATCCGCCAAAACTCTTCCCCATTTTTCTTTGCCACAGTTTTTAATTATGATTGTTTTTCCAAAAATAAGTTTATGTAATGCATCTCTCGCCACGATTGCATGATGCCGTTCTTCGTCTGTTTTACCTTTTATTTCAGGTGAATCGACTCCTCTCAATCGAATCGTAAAACGATATACATCCGAGTGTTCATAACATTTTGACGCAACCGTAATGGTATCGCCGTCATATACTTTAATCACTTTACCTCGTTGCAATTGAGGAATCCATGGAGAGGTATTTTTATATTCAGAGGCAGAATAATCAAACGTGTCTACAAATTCGGGAAATTTGCCGAATACTTCTTCTCTTTTTGAATGATAACTGGACCGTCTTTTTTTTGAAATGTGCGATATAGAAGGATCGTGCACTACAGAATTATGTCTCGAAAAACAAAAGAAACAACTAAACAATGATACTAACATTTTCTTATTTGTATCATTTATACATTAAAAACATTTTCAATTTTATTTCATAAATCCTTATTTCCATTTCCATCGCTATTTATTTTTTTATCAATACGGTCAAACATATCTTTTGTATAAATAAGTTTTCCGGTAGGTTTGTATTCACGTGTGGATGCATATGTTTTTTTATTCGTATTATTTGTATTTATTGGTTCATCTTCGTCTTCCTTTTTTGTATGTATATTTTCGATAACGTCGCCAAATTCATTTACGATTATTCCCGTTTTTTTCTTTATATTTTCACGGACATAGGATGGAACCCAATGTTCCCATGAAATAAATAGAATGTTCGGCTGTATATATTGCACTTTAAATCCATTTTCTTCCAATTTAGCAACAATAAATGCAATACAGTGACCTTTGTCATAGACCGATTCTCCAAAAATAAATTCTGGGATTTGATACCATGTATATTTATCGTGATTTTGTCGTGAAATTGTATTGATGCGTTTATGAACTCGATTTAAAATTTTCTGAAAAATAGACAGTTGTTTAATATCTTTTATGTGATTTTTTTCATATAGGTCATCGATATTTATTTTTTGTGTTGCTTCCATGTCATCTAAATTAAGAAAATTCGACATATCTCTGTTTTATTGTTAAGAGAAGAAAAATATGAAAAAAACAACGCCTATAGTAACAAATGATTACTCCCGATTTTTTAACTCCGGACCTTTTATTTTCATATTGGATTTTTGTTTGGTTTATAATATATTATGCGAGTCCTTCCTCTATTCCGAACCCTCGATTTATTTTATACGTGGCAATTATTGAAAATATTCTCTCGCTAATCATTGTTCCGTCGGTGCGTATATTTTTTATGTATCTTGCTGTAATTGTTTTAGCAAAAGGAATTCCGTTGTATTTGCTACGAAATTCGCCGATTCACTTGAAAACAGATATCATGTATTCGTTTTTATTTTTTATTATATACAATATATATTTATTCTATAAAAAAACAAATATTGTGCGGGTATATCAAGCCACATATACATTTATTCATAATGGAGAAAATAAAACACCCTTATTTTATTTGGAGTCCGTCGGTAGAAATTTTTTCAATTGGTTAATAAAGGATTCGACTCCGATTTGAATTCGTTTTTTTCGTTCTTCACTACTTGTTACAAATAAATAAATATCATACATATTCGTTGGCGTGTCACATATATCCAACTGGTGTTTAATTGCAATGGTCGGTTTTTGAATTAAAAAAAGTTCATTTACTTTGCTGAATAAATACAATAAAACATCATAGAGAGACGAAGCGGTGCTTAATGGTTCAATCGCCGAATAATTTTTATTAATTCCAAATATAGAATCGTTGTTGCATTCCGTAGAATGGTTGTTGCAACAAAAAGCGAGAGGATAATTATGTAAAATACCGCCGTCTACGTAAACCGTTTTTTCATCTGACAGAAAAAAGGGTGAAAATAAAATAGGTAGGCAACATGAACAATATAGCGCGTCCATAAGTTTCCATTGGGGGTGAGTTTTACTTGAAAATTCAATATGCCGGAGGTCGGACAAATCGGTTGCATATAAAAACAATTCAATGCCCGTTTTTTCTACAAATTCTGCCATAGTAATATCAATAGAAATATCTTTTCCCTTAAAAAGCGGTAAAAATATTTCGCGTAATTGGGTTTGTCCGAATATACCTCGTTGTTGAAAAGAAGCAACAATCGCAGATAAATTAAATTTAAATATTTGGTCCCATGGACGGTCAATTAAATAATCATCAATATATGACCACTCGTATTGTAGAGATAGACACACCGCCAACATTGCGCCAACAGATGTTCCGTAAATAGACTTTATGTTTTTTATGTCCCAAAATCCGCGAATATTACTCTCACGTAATGCGCCATAACACGACATTCCCCATACACCGCCTCCCGATAAAACCAATCGGTCAATTATGGGTTTTGTTTTTATTGTTTCTTCTTTTGTTTGGTTTTCTGTTGAATCATGTTTATCCATAGTATATACATATTTATGTATTTTTTATATAGATTATATATAGAAGATATAGAAAAATTATGGCAAGAATATCAGGCATATCAACATAAAAAAACGGGAGGATTCGTAGAACGAAAAAAAAGAGGATTGAAAAAAAATCGCAAAACTCGTCGAAAAAAAAACATTAGACGTCTAACGCGCATACAACATACCCGCGTTGCCCGATTGAAATGTTAATACATTCCATCGCTCTTCAAACACCGTTAAATTATATGTGTATTCATACAATTTGTAATTTTGTTTGTAAATTCCAATAGGGTTTCCACTCGAATCACATATAATATTAAAACTTGAATTCGCCGTATCAATCGTCGGCAAATAGGTGGCGATTTCAAATTCAATTCCTCGATTGTTAAATAAACTATTGTTAATCGCCCCCGACGGATTATTTGAAAAGGGGTCGGTGCTTAAACAGAAATTATAATAATACAGTCCGTCCGTGCTTGCCCCAGGCGAACGCAAATATGGTTCTACATATTCATATACTCCATAGGGTTGGGTGGTTTCCCGATAATTGCCGTTGTATAAAATACCCATTGTCTGTAAAATCTCCTTCTGATTGTCGCTATTAAAAACTCCGGTAATGAAATATCCCGTATTGGTTCCATTGGGATTGATTAATGGACCTACATTTGAAATTGTCTGTGTGCTATAAGGACTATTTGGGTCGGAAGAAGGTGCTATATTGATATCACCCGGAATATTTTCATAGGGCCAATTCGTATAATTGGTCCATTCATTTCGTAAATTCACATCGTTTCTCTGCAAATAAAAAATCCAGTTTGCTACCATTCCATTCGAATTAAATAGTTTTTGACGTTTTGTTCCCACTACATTTTCGAAAAAATATTCATAGACATCTCGCACCAAATAATTCTGGGTTTCTTTCGCAAAATTGGCTTGTTCCTCTTTATCCAAAAAACACTGTGTTGTTAATAAGTGCACATCGGAGTTCCATGTAGTTGTTGTATTTTCGTAATCGGCGAGAGTGACCGAGGGAGGTGTTTGTAAAAAACGATACATGGCAAATTGGGCTTGATTAAAATCCGGTTGAATATACGGAAAATTATTCGCGACATCAAATATGTCTCGAACTTGAAATAATTCCTGTATGGGGCGTAGGGTAACATTTAAATAAAGTTCATTGTATTGCAAACAAATCAATGGAAATGCCATACCGGAATTAAGAGAAAACCACGTATGAATAGGAATATAAATAGCTCTTCCGCGAATAGACGGTTCTGCGCCTGTTGCCGATGATGTGTAATAGGCAGAAGGATAGGAATTCACTCGACCAAATGCCAAGGCGGGATTGTTTATATCGAGTGTATTTCCACTCATTCTATTAAATTTAGCTCTCTGGTCTGTCGTGAAATCGCGTTGTAACATGGCAGAAAGATATGCTCCCGAATATTTTTGTAGTGTTTGTCCTCCGCATGTAATTGTTATTTCTTGAATCATTTGAAATCCAATATCTTTAATCCAGCGATAATCGTATGCGGACCATGCATTATTTGTTTGTGAAGAGGGAGGATAAATAGGACTCCAAATATCGGGAAGATTAACGACTAAATATGTATCCATTATTAAATCGCCATAACGGGGAAATTTAAAGGAAAATTGAGAAGGCGTTGTGAGTTGGAGGTCGCGCTGACCGTCGTAATCAATGCGGAATTTCTGAAGTCCAAAATTGGAATATCGTTTGTATGATGATTTAAAAAACGATTTCTGTGGATTGCCTGTTAGAATAATATTATTTTGTCCTTTTGCAATTAAATTTAAAAGTCCTCCGGCACTTGCCATTTGTATAACCGGCGATACTTTTTTATGTATTTTAGAACACCGATAAAAGAAGAAAAAGAAAAACACCAAATAAAAACAAAAAACACCAAATAAAAACAAAAAACACCAAATAAAAACAAAAAACACCAAATAAAAACAAAAAACACCAAATAAAAACAAAAAACACCAAATAAAAACAAAAAACACCAAATAAAAACACAATATAAAAACATAAAAATATAAAAAATAATGTCGTCTATATTCTTTGTAACATGTTTGTTAAATATTTATGAAGATAAATTTTATGATGAGCGTAATATAGAATGGCGTATTGCCAAATTTGCTGAAATTGCCTCCACTGGAATTTCTATTATTTTGCATTTTAGTGCAGATTATTTTGCGATTTTACATAAATTGGTGTTTGATATATTTCCAAATGTTATGATTGGTCGTGTTCTTTCGATTCAAGACACGCAAGCGTATATAAAATACGCATCAAATATAGCATCGGTTCATTTGCCAATATTTCGAAATGAAAAAAAGGACACATTTGAATACCTTTGTCTAATGAATTCAAAAACAGAGTTTATGGGTGATGCAATAAGGCAACGAATAAGGCAACGAATAAAGAAAGAAAAACAAAAAGAAGAAGAAGAAAAACAAAAACAAAAACCAAAAGAAAAAGAAATATTTGCATGGATGGATTTTAATTTATCGCATGTGTTTCGTGATACTACCAAACATCAAACTCTGAAAACGTTTTCATCTGTATCTACATCGGCTCTTTCTTTCACCTCTCCGTTTTTGGCAATTCCGGGTTGTTGGAACAAAGATTCACACGTAACTCCAGATACTATTTCTTGGAGATTTTGTGGTGGTTTTTTTATAGGAGATGAACAAAGTATATTGGATATGGAATCTCGTGTATATCGACAACTACAACAACCTACTATATATCTCACATGGGAGACAAATATATGGGCGCATATAGAACAAACGACGGACTGGTCTCCATTATGGTTTTTGGCGGATCACGACGATTCTATTGTGAAAATTCCCTCATTTCCTCAAAAAATAAATTCGACTGTCTTTGAAAAAGTCGTGTGTCCAAATATACCATTGTTTTATCCTTCATCTATAAGTAAATTATGTTCGTCTATAGAAAATATTCGTTATGTAAACTATACGATTGGTTCTTCGGGTGAGTATATATTTTCAGACGGTGGAAATACGATTAAAACCATAAATGTTTTATGTAAAGAATCGTCTCACACAATTATGTTAGAATCAACGTCACTTAAAAAAGAATCATCTTTTGCAAAGGGGCTTGAAGATATTCGACTTTATTTTAATAATGATAATAGCAATAATGACCATAATAATAATGACCATATAAAAACTGGTGGAATACGATTTATCGCCACATCGGCGGAACACATACACAGTCAACAACAAAATCAAAATATAAATCAAATGGTTGTCGGAAATTACGATATAAATTCATATCAATTTACCGATATTCAGGTAATCGCATCACCATTTAATCAAATATGTGAGAAAAATTGGGTGCCTTTACCAGATGGACGATTTATTTATTCGTGGTCACCTTATCAAATTGGACATATTATACATAATAAAATGTGTATTGATATAAAATACGATGAATACCGTCCGCCATTTCCCAATATTCGCGGTTCAACCCCGTTTATTGAGTGGTCGGATACCATGTTATTGGGAATAGTGCATTATAGTATAGAACCAACGACAACACAAAAAACAAGAGCTTATTATCATCTATTTATAGGAATTGACAAGACGAATTTTCTGCCAGTCGCACATTCCGACCCTTTTTATTTTTTTGAACATGGCATTGAATTTTGTATATCTTGTAGAAAGATAGATGACAAACACGTGCAATGTTATGTTTCTATCAATGATGCAAATCCACATACAATTACAGTCCCCGTAAAAATATTCTCTCTGTAAAAATATATTCTCTGTAAAAATATTCTCTCCCGTAAATATATTCTCTCTGTAAATATATTCTCTCAATGGACGAATCTGATTACCAAGTAACTGAATTACATGTTAATATGCCCGAATATATCATGGCATACAACCATCTTTTGGTATTCGATTGTCGTGATATGGGTTTGACGGAAATATACGATTTTGTCCCTTTAACTCTTACAACCATTATGTGCGATGGTAATTGTTTAACGGTTTTACCAAATCTCTCACATAATATACATTTGCGTCATCTGTCTTGTTGTTATAATAAAATAACCAAAATAGAATCTCTGCCATCATCGCTACAAACATTATATTGTTGCCATAATGAAATAATGACATTGCCCGAACTTTGTTTAACGTCATTATATAAATTAAATTGTGCATCAAATCAACTTACGGAATTGCCGAGTCTTCCAAATACATTACAGGAATTAACTTGTTCCGAAAATAACCTGACCAGTATAGAATATGTTCCGCCGGAATTACGTGAATTGCGCTGTTGTTATAACAAACTTACCTCTATTGGCAAACTTCCTCCCACTTTATTGGAATTGTTATGTTCTCATAATTGTTTAACGGAATTGTCTGGACTTGAAACCACTCACCTACATACTCTCTATTGTTGGGAAAATCAGCTGACGCAATTATTTCTTTCTCAAACCGCGATTTGTGTACGATGCATGAACAACCATTTGGATGATATCGGATTGTTGCCTCTCACATTAAAAGAATTAAACTGCAATGACAACGAATTGCTGTGTTTGAATGAATTGCCGGAATCGTTGCAAATATTGTTTTGTAAAAAAAATAAAATAGCATCGATTGATATATTACCGATTGGGTTGGAAGAGTTTAACTGTTCGGAAAATCCCATTTTTAATTCATATGAATTTCCACTTACATTGGCAAATAGAGAGATGTTTAATAACATACGTTATATGGAAAAAGAATGTTGCCCATTATTAAAATAAGTATCTATCGATTGGATGGAGAAAATTGATAATCATTTTTTGAAAATAAACAAACGAATAAAACAAATATGACAGACTATACCGTAACAGAATTGAATTTATCGAGACAAAACTTACAAGTTTTACCGGATTTATCTCTCTATACAAATTTACAAACATTACATTGTGAAAAGAATCAACTTATTTCTCTTGACAATCTTCCTCCCAATTTACGAGAATTACATTGTTACAACAATCAACTCACTTCTCTGGACAATCTTCCGCACAATTTACAAATATTATTTTGTCGTGAAAATAAATTAACTTTTCTCGACAATCTTCCTCCTAATCTACTGCAATTATATTGTTCACAAAATCAACTCACTTCTATTACAAATATTTCTCCCACTTTACAAGAATTAACTTGTTCACATAACCTGCTTACTTCGTTGGATAATCTTCCTCCCAATTTACAAATATTGGATTGTAGTAGTAATCAATTGACTTCTCTTGACAATCTTCCTTCCAATTTACGAGCATTATATTGTTATAATAATCAACTTACTTCTCTTGATACTCTTCCTCCCAATTTACAAAAATTATATTGTTCGTTCAATCAAATTACATCTCTTGACAATCTTCCTCCCAATTTACAAAAATTTGATTGTTCAAACAATCCAATTTATACAACATGTGAAAACATGTATGGATTTATACTTTCAATAAAAACAATTGAAAAATACAATAAAATCAAATATTTGGAAAAAGAATGTTGTCCACTATTAAAATAATTACAGATTTGTCCTTTTATTTTGTGTCCTTTTATTTTGTGTCCTTTTATTTTGTGTCCTTTTATTTTGTGTCCTTTTATTTTTGTGTTCTTTTATTTTTGTGTTCTTTTTCTTTGTGTTCTTTTTCTTTGTGTTCTTTTTCTTTGTGTTCTTTTTCTTTTTCTTTGTTTTTCCCGTCGCATTCCACCTTTTAATCCAATGCCGAATGGATGCATTTTATCATATATTTTATTGTATTTTGCGATAGGCATAAAATCAAGTTTTAAATTATATTCCCCATATATTTCATCATATATTGGCGTGTTATAACACTGTAAACTTTGTAATGTGTTGGGAAGTTTACCGATAGATGTAAGTTCATTGTTGTCAAAACATTGCAAAAATCGTAATGTTTCGGGAACTTCCAATGAACCCAAATTATTGTTCGAACATGATAATTCTAATATATGTGGCGGAAGTTGCAAATAAGTCAATTTATTATTCGCACATGATAATATTTTAAGATTTTTTGGAAGATTGTCTAACGTGGTAAGTTCATTTGTATCACAATTTAATTCATGTAGGGTTGGGTTTTCTTCCTCCCCAATAAAATGAATTTGTGTAATTTTATTATTTTCACACATCACCTTTTCTACTAAGGGGGGGATAGTCAATACATCTATTTGATTTCCTTGACAATATAATATTCGTAATGCATCTGGAATTTGTAACGTAACAATATTATTATTGCGACAATCTAATTCATGTAAATTTGCCGGAAGGTGTTCCAAAGAAGTCAATTGATTATTTGAACAATGTAATTGTTGTAAGGAAGAGGGAAGATTTTCTAAAGAAGTTAGATGGCATTGTTCGCACTCTAGAAAATGCAATTCAACAAATTTGGAGAGGTCGGGCAATACATTGTTTTCAGGAATATATCGTATATATAAATAACGAATATTTATTGGGATTTCATGTATTTCGTCTTCACTATATATTATTTTTATCGACATATATACATTATACATATTAGGTGCGAGGTAGGTGTGAGAGAAGAATGAATAAGCGAAGCAAAGAAAATTGAAAATCTTTTTTCAACAAACAAAAACAACATAATAAAACAACTAAATGACAATTCTAACTCGTATTTCTCGACGCGGATGTGGTAACGGTGAAGAATGTAACAGTAATGGTGGAGGTAACGGCGGACATACCTTTTCGCACTTGGTTGCGGGAAAACCGCGAACCGAACGAATCGACCGACGAATCACGCGAAAAAATGGGATTTATCGTAGAACAAATCTTCGATTGAATGGCAATCGACCTTATATTTCGTCATCTGAATATATGGACGGAACATATTATCAAGATAATTTATTGTGCATGACATGTAATAATTTGAAAAATCGACGTGAATTTTCAAATTATGCCGTAAAAAAATCCATTCGTAATAAAAATGGATGTAATATCCATTGTCGTTCATGTCAACCTCGTCAATATGACAATGGCTATCTTATTGATGGAACCATTGAAAAAAGTATTGACGAAAAAAGTATTGACGAACAAAGTATTGAAGATACCGACGAAGAAGATAATGATGACGAATTAGTTGATACAGATGATGAAACAGAAACAGACACATTATATGAAGTTGAGGCGATTTACGGACACACATATGATAAACATAATAAACTTACTTTTGAAGTAAAGTGGGTAGGTTATCCAAAAACAACTATGGAACCGGAAACATATTTACGTGAGGTTGATGTATTTCGTATATATGTAACGGATTATCTTATCCGTATTCGATACAAAAAGGTCTAAGGTATAATATAGACATATATTAACGGCAATATAATGGTTATTTCGGCATTACATGTTTTTCTTATTATTTTGGTTTTTTTACTGGTGATTGTATTTATTCATTCTTGGTGGTCACGAAATAAAGAGGGATTTATTGCCTTTGAAGAATCGGTGAGTTCGCTCGGAGTTGTAACGATTCCCACATATTCAACAACAACCCCAGTTCTAAAACTTTACGACAATGTATTTTTAGATGTTACTTCCATGAATTTAGTGGAAGTAAATGGACTTACCTATTCCGCAAATTCTCCTATAAATGGAAACTCAACTGTCTCAAAACTCAGTGGATTAGACGAATTAGGAGTATCCATCAATGGTATTTATGTGGTATCACCCGGTTCATGTTCTACCGTTTCTGGTTCAATTGATACACGATGTTCTGCGACTCAACAAACAACTACACAAACCACGACACCGTCATCCTCAACTTCCATGATACCGTGGTCGTATGTTACACAATCTCCATATACCGACACATATTTAGTTTTTGTAATTCCATTAAAAACATACAGCACAGGGTGTCTTGTGTATATTATGGATACAACTACCCAAACCAGCTCCACGTGTTTTTTATATGATGGAATCAATAGTTTTTCATCTGTCTTTTCTTCCTCTACAAATTTAGGGACAAGTATTGTTGTAAACGACCCTTATAACGGACAAATGGTATTAGAATCGTATTATGACCCAACCATATCTGTATATCAATTAGACCATCTGATTAAATTTGACATAACACATCAAAACCTTCTCTTGAAATCCGCCAATGGAACACAATTGACGATTATTTCATACAATAATCAATCCACGGTATCATCATCTCCCGCCACTGCAAACCAATACACTGGAAGTAACACTACATCTATTTCCACATTTGCGCCTTTTTTAACGGCAACCTCCGATAATCAATTGGTTTTATATGCAGGACTCCCGAATTCAGGTCTTACTCTTATTGCCGTATTTTATATTCAACCGGGAAGTAGCGGATATTCATTACACACATCTGTTTTATTTAGTGTTGCGGGACCTATTTTAATCAATGGATTGCCTCCGTCAACAACTACATCTATCCAAGGCGCGTCCTCGGCGTCAACAACTACAATTCCTACTACACAAACACCAGAAACACCGGCAACAACAACCTCTATTCAAAATCCTATTTCCGATTATTATAAGATGTTTTGGATGATGAATATGATGAACTCACATGGCGGAATTTCGGATGATTATATTTTAAAATCACAAATAGTTCCACCGGTAGCCACTTGTCCAAATTGTAATGGTTCAAGTTGTATAAATTGTGCGCCAACGCCAACTATCGATATTAGTAATAATTATGTATCGTCTGCTTCTTCTCCCTCTTTGTCTTCTCTCGCTTTGTCTTCTCTCTCGTCTCCCTCTCCCTCTTTGTCTTCTCTCTCCTCTTCGCCATCGTCCACATTATCTTCTCAGTCTTCTTCTTCTTTACCCCCGTCTTCGCCTTCGTCATTTCCATCATCGGCATCTATAAATCCAAATGATTATAACAATAGCTCCCAAAATATCGGTGCTTCGACAAAAAATAATAATCGCAATTCACAAGGACTTTTATTAAATGGTGTTTCTGGAGTTAGCTCTGCCATTCAAACCGTTTCAAATGATATTGGAAGTATTTTTGGACAAGGACAAAGTCAACAACAAGGACAAAAAGGACAACAAAGTTTCACAAAAGGACAAAGTCAAGGACAAGGACAACAACCACAACAACAAGGACAAAGTCAACAACAACAACCACAAGGACAAGGACAAGCATCCTACGAAAATTCATACGGAGCCCAATCAGGAAATAGTTCCTTATTTCTACCAATCACCACGGATTTTTCCAAATTTTCAAAGTAAGCGTTAAATTTTTAATACATAAATAATATACAAATATAACTGGTTTTATTTGTATGTCTTCTTTTTCTTCCTTTTCTTCTTTCGATTATACGGATATATTGGGGAGAACAGAAATATCAAATCAAATAAAAGACATTCTGCGAAACTTCTCCACAAATATTCAAAATACCCAATTCAAAAAAGGCATCTATATTTTCGGGTCGTCTGGATGTGGGAAAACGCATTTTATAACATCTATTTTAAAAGAATTGAATTATGATATTGTGTTATATAATGCGGGAGATATACGAAATAAATCGTTGATTGATACTATTACCAACAACAATATATCAAATCAAAACGTATTACACATGATGAAAAATGAAAAAAAACCATTGGCGATTGTCATGGATGAAATCGACGGAATGAACAACGGCGACAAAGGAAGTATTACTTCACTTATTAAACTTATCCGTCAAAAGAAAACAAAGAAACAGAAATTGGAGAGCAGGACAATGAATCCGATTATTTGCATTGGTAATTATTACACCGATAAAAAAATAAAAGAATTAATGAAAGTGTGTCATTTATTTGAATTAAAAACGCCAACTCCCAAACAAATAACGGGAATTTTGGAGAAAATATGTCCCACTATTACGCAAAAACATCCGTTATTAACAGGAATTCAGGGAGACCTCCGCAAATTAAATTTTTTCATGAAGGTATATGCAAAAAAACCCGAGCTTTTTTTGAAAGAAAAAGAGAGCAAAGAACAAGAACAAGAAACCAAAGAAAAAGAACAAGAAAAACTTGCATCAACATGGGACATGATATGTATGAAATCGTTTAATGATGATACGAAAAAAATTGTCCAAACACTGATCCAAACTCCGACTCCTTTGGAAAAACACAATTTCGTAATGAATGAAACCGAACGAACAACGGTAGCACTATTGTGGCATGAAAACATTGTGGACGCTTTGCCAAATACATCCATGTCGGTAATACAATTGTATTTACGTATTTTGAAAAATATATGTTTTTCCGATTATATTGACCGTATTACATTTCAATATCAGATTTGGCAATTTAATGAAATGAGCTCTCTCTTAAAAACATTTTATAGTAACAAAATGTTCCACACATACACAAACAATTCGAAAATTCGGGCAGATGGACCTATGCGTTTTACGAAAGTTCTTACCAAGTATTCGACCGAATATAACAATACGGTATTTGTGCATAATTTATGCAATAAATTGGACATGGACCGTAAAGATTTATTTTATTTATTTCAGGAAATACGATTACATTATCCAGAATCAAAAGATACATTTTTAAACAATACGGATACATTGGCGGACATTGAACGTTTATTGGATGACCCTACCATCAAAAAATTAGATATTAAGCGCATGTATCGGTATTTAGACAAAACAACGAAAAAGGTTGTGTCTGTATTTGCGGAGGAAGATGAGGATGATTTAGAGGAGGAAGAGTTGGATGACATGGACGATAGAGAGTAGTAAGTAGTAATATATCTCAGTCTTTGTATAATAATAGATGTCTGGTATGACTCCCGCTTTTGTAACTACTCGCATGAATATGCAACAAACAGTTCCAACAACACAATCAGTTCCAACAACACAAATGGAATCGACGACGACAACTCTTCCGTTACAGGGAATTTTCGGACCTTTAGGAAAACAATATTGCGCATGGTTTTATTTTTTATCCTTAATTGGATTTATTATGGTTGTATTATTGTTAGTTAGTGGATTGTATATCGGTATTTCAAAACGCAAAGGTTTAGAATACTATTATTATCTGATTATGGGTTCTGTGGCATATCTGATTGTTTACTTTCAGAATCGCCTCTTGTATAATATGTGTGCAAAAACTCTTTAAAGTGAGTGCAAAAACTCTTTAAAGTAAGTGCAAAAACTCTTTATTGTTACTTCGTTGTATGCTACTTTTAAAAAGCTACAAAAATTGTAATATAATGGCAGATATTTTATATTACAGTAATTATTGTCCTCATTCAAAAAAGATTCTTGAATTTATAAAACAATCGAATTTGATGGATAAGATGTCCTTTATTTCGTTAGACCGTCGTCAAACTCGTCCCGATACAGGACAACTGATTATTTTATTGGAGAATGGACAACAACGGCTTCTTCCTCCAAATGTGCATCATGTTCCATCTTTAGTAGAAGGTAAAAAATTTAGTGTCGTATTCGGAGATACAGAAATCATTCGGTATTTGAACACCGTATATAATTTATCGGCACCAGTTTTACCGACAGATATAAAAAACGGGTCTTCTGGCGAACCAATTGGATATATTGGAGGAGGAGGTGGAACATATACGTCATATGGAACGGGAACATTATCTGATTCGTTTCATTTGGTAAATGCAGACCATAATGTCGTTCCGATTTATACGGCACCGGAAGATTATAGGTCAAACAAGGTTTCATCGGATGTAAAAGTGGAGGTGTTGGAGAGCCAACGAACGGATGAAATAAAAAAATTGGATGCTGGGTCGATGGATGAATTGTTGAAATCAATGACGGCATCACGGGAGGCGGATATAAAATCTATACCGTTGTTACGTTAATACGTTTTTTTATTGTTATATTTCGAGGGCGTTTGCGTTTGCCTCCTGTCGACGAAAAACTATTACTACTACTGTCGTCGCTACTACTATCTTGTTTGTTGTTGGCAGCAGCCTTAAGTTGTTGAAAAGGGTTAGAATTTTCTAATTGAGTAGTTAAAGATGATGGGGTTTTTTTTTCTTTTTGTTCTTCTTCTTGATGAGATACTGGATTGATTTTAGTTGATGGAGATGCAGGTATTGTTTGAGAAGTAGTTTTACCAGGTCCAGTTATAGTATGTTGTTTGGATTTTAATTCTTGAAGTAATTGTGATGTTAATGTAGTTGTTGTTGGAGAAACAGGTGAAACAGTTGTTGTTGGAGAAATAGTTGTTGTTGGAGAAACAGTTGTTGTTGGAGAAATAGTTGCAATAGTTGGAGAAATAGTTGTTGTTGGAGATGAACCCAAGCATGTAAATATGTTTAGAATTAATGTATCCAAATTATTACTGGGATTAAAGGCAGTAATTACTTGGGAACCGGTCCAACCGGAACAGTTTATCAAAGGATACGTATCTTTTTTTACCGAAATATCATCTGGAGGTTGTTCCAATTGTGCTAAAAACCCATTACCACTAGCATCCATTAAAATAGTAAGCTTAACAACCTTTACTGTTTTTTCTGACATATATACTAAAAAAAGGTATTAATATTTTATATGGGTCTTTTCTTATGCCGTTTCAATGGGATTTTGTAAAGAAATACAAATATCAATACATGTGCTAATAATTCCTATACAGAAAATAGTTATTATAGTAACGGTAAATACAGAGACACCGTATGAAAGAACGTCGTCATCGGATTGAGGATAATAATTCATGATTTGTTTAGTTTAATACATCATGTATGTATTTTACGAATCAATTTTCTTCGACTTACATATCAAAATACTGAATATTTTTAACAATCCAGTCTCGCACGGTTTTAATCGCCCGAGTTCTATGAAAATCATCTGCCATCATTCTCTGATTTCGCGTTTTATCTTGAAACGCTACCATAAATTGTTGAATAATATTTGCCGTAATAGCCGTTGCATATTTTGTCTCCAGTTCTTGTTTTGTAAATACCGCAAAATTCTTACGTTTATTTACTGTATTATGAAATTCAAAAAACAAATCCTTCATTTGCGCCGGTGTTTGAATGGATTTAAAATTAATATTTTGTATATACGCTTGGGCGTGTTGCGCACAGGTGGGACATGGTAAATTACGGCAAATCATAAAACACATATTTAAAAATTCGTCCTTAATTTGTGTAAAATACTCCGGTTTTATTTTATGCGCCATGGTATGAAAAAAATACCACGTAGGTTCTCCCCACTTCATCGGTTTTTTTGCGGGGTCGGTAATTGGAGGCACTTGTTGCGCCTGTAATTGGGCAAGTCGCGTCTGTTGCTGGGCGAGTAAGGGAGGACGAACGGTAAAGCCAAAGGTTCGTTCATTGTTTTTATGTGAAAACACGGTGGAACTCATACTTGTTTGTAATTGTCGTTTTGAATACATATTTTATACTTTATTATGAGGAGAGAGAATTATGGAAGAGAAAGAGATTTTTCTTTTTCTTTTTCTTTATAATCGATGGTTTCTTTTACTACCGTTTCCTGATTTTCATTGATAAATGCCAATAAATCGGCGACTTTTATCTCGTCATTTTGAAAAAATTTGGGGAGAATCGTAGTGAGTAATTTTTTTGAAATGGGTTTTTTATTTGTTCGTTTTTTATATGCAATGGTCCCACCACTTCTTGTTGAAAACTCGTCAATATTATTTTGATTGACAACATCAATAATTGTTTGTGTGGCAATCGCTTGTTCGCTCTTTTTTTTTTCTAATTCAGCTTTTACTGCCTTAATTTCGAGTTTATATCGAAACCATTCCGAAACGGCTTGTTCCAATCGCGCTTTTGAATTCGCATCCATATTATGACTAAATTAATATGGATGATTTGTTTATTTTCTTTTTTTGTTTTCTTTTTTTTTATTTAAGTGTTAAATAATATCGACTTGTGTTAAAAAGTGTCTACGGCAACAAGGATTAAACAGTTTCAACTGGTCGAGAACTTGACCTTCGGCGGTTTTTTTACCAAGATTACTACGGGTAAGATATTCTACGTCGTCTTTTACAAATCCATTTTCTTGGAGTTTTTTTTGTCGAACTTCCTGTAAATAATAACGGTATTTATCTGCTAAAACAGAAGAACATGTAAAACATCGAATGGGAATAATCATTGTTTATTGTTTATTGTATTACAAGGATATTCTTTATCAATTTTACATGGAGGACTTACCTTGCTTTGGAAAAAATGGAATAAAATTAAAACCAGTAAATAAATAAATGAATGCAATAGCAATAACTATTGAAGAACAAGAAATAAAAATAAATGAAATTAGGAAATTATACGATAAGGCATATTCATGTTGGATGCCACATATAAATATATTATATCCATGTACATTTGAAGATTTTGAACAAATGAAAATAAAATTCATGCAAATAAGACCATTTTACATACATTTGGATGAAATCGGATTTTTCACAAAAAAAAAGTATTTATCGGTTCATCTGAAATCATCAAATAATGAAATATTACAACATATATTTGGCAACAATCACAACTTACACATGACCATTGCCCAAATTAAAAAATCCGATACAATTCTGTTGGATTCGTTCAAGAAATGGCTGGGTGAAGGAATAATCATATATGTCGATAAAATATCATTTTTACAAAGACACAAACAAAATAATAAAATGTTATTTTTATGCCATTTTTATTTGTGATGCGCATCTAAAATGGTCTGAAAATAAAGTATAAGTGTTTTACACATATCATAATCACACATTGAAATATGAGCAACATCACTATGAATACACAATACACTTGCAATTTGTTCATAACATGTCTGACGAGTGTTTATTTGTTGTATAATAATTTCGTTTATTAGTTGATGCACGTGCAACCGCATATTCTTACATATTTTTGACGCTGGAAACCCCAAAGGTGTTTCCGTGCGCGGATTTATTTCATGGGTGCAAAAGCATTTATCGCAAATACTTAGTAAAGTACCTGTTGAATATGTCAATAAACCAAAATCAACATTACAATGACATGTTTTATAGATAGTAAAATCGTATTTGAGTCGCATTGGCATCATATTATTTCCACATACACAAATAGTAGGGCAATTACTCATACTATTACTGTTATTATGTTGCGTTGTTATATATTTGCAATATTTGTGTTCGTGTTGTTTTGTTTTGCAGATAAATGGATCAGGCGTTTTATTGAAAATAAAACCGGCATGTTTTTTCCATATATTTTCATATTCGGACTCACCGTTATTCGATTTATACAATTCAATATATAATTTTCGGATGGAATGGACCGACGAATAGGGAGAGAACAATGAAAATAGATTTTTAAGGAAGCAAGAGAATTCAATACTATTTTTTTCACGAATTTCTGGTATATGCGCCAATACGGCATATTTTGTTTGTAAAATAAGTGTTTTATAATAATGAAGCCGTTTTTGTATTTCAGATAATGTATATGTATCTAATATACATGTAAGATATTGCATAGCAAGTATATCCAAATTATTTAAAATAATTTCTGTCATAAATTCGGGAGTGCATGCAGGTATATTTCGATACCGAAGTTTATGTAATATCAAATAATTCTTATTTTTTAATTTAATACGTCGTCCAGTGGTTGAACGAATTACCAGACCTTCAAATAAAGGTTCGGACAATACGAATGTATCGAGTATATGTTGGGCTTCACTCATATTTTGAATATTATATTTTATTGGAATGGAAACAGTATGTATTTTTGTATCTATAGAATAAATATCAAATTCGTGTTCAAATGAATTTCCATAAAATATTGCCAGTAGAAATATAGTATTGTTGGCATAATTTCGGATAACTCTATTTTTTGCACAACACATTTCAAAACATAATGTAACATTGTCGTGGAATTCAAAATCATGAAACTGAATAGTTGTATTTTCATAAAACAGTTCTTTATACGTACATGATTTATCCAATATAACATCATCCCCAAAATTGTGTAATGTAGATAAAACCCATGTATTTACATAACGAAATATAAATATAAGTGTGCCATCTTCTTTTATGGAGGCGCTTACAATTTGTTCGTTATTACCATTATAATCCATTGTATCAAATCCTTTTGACACGATACGAAATGGATAATATGTTTCAATTACCATTCCTCTACATTTCATATAAATAGTTTTATTTATTAATTTTGTTTTTGTCGTATAACTTAAAATAGCCAATGGCAATGATGTATGGTAACATACACTTAATTTATATTTATCGACAAAGTAATCAATTCCAAATAATTGTAAATCTTCCATCATTATCAATATAAAATAATAATAGCACTATCAATTTTATACCACTCATTCAAAAAAGTCAAGCAAAGTGGGGTTCGAACCCACGCGTTCTTACGAACAATTTAATTCACTAAAATCACCTTAACCACTCGGTCATCTGCCCGACAAGATTGCATATATATTTAATAAATAAATAGGACCGATTTAAAAAAGGAAATAAAAGAAAATAAAATATAAAAAAATAGTAAAAATAGATATGTTGCTGGAAGTTCGTATGAAGGAGAGTGGAAAGACAATGAAAAACATGGATATGGAAAAACAATTGAAGAAGGTTACTGGGAAAATGGAAGATTTGTCGAAAATGTTTCATCAACACCTTTTATAAAATAATTGTCTTTATTCACATTTTACTTCATCTTCATTACTTCAATAAAGGACAACATTCTTTTTCCAATCGTTTGATTTCATTGTATTTTTTAATTTTTTCTATCGATGGATATCCGTGTGTTTCATTACATATTGTGTAAATTGGATTTCGAAAACAATTAAATTCTTGTAAGTTGGGAGGAAGATTATCCAAAGAAGTTAGTTGATTGTTTGAACACCATACCAGTTGTAACTTGGAAGGAAGATTATCCAAAGAAGTTAGTTGATTATCTGAACAATATAATTTTCGTAAATTGGGAGGAAGATTTTCGAGAGTTGTGAGTTGATTATTAGAACACTGTAATATTTGTAGATTGGGAGGAAGATTTTTGAGAGATGTGAGGTTATTATCTCCACAATATAATTTTTGTAAAGTGGGAGGAAGATTTTCGAGAGATGTGAGTTGATTATTATAACACCATACTATTTGTAAATTTGTGTATAGAGATAAATCCGGTAAAACAGTCAAGTTTTGTCCAGATAAATTCAATTCAGTAATACGCCCGTAATATAACCCAATTATATATCTGTACATTTTGTTTGTTTTATTTATTGTTAAAAAATATAAAATAAAGTTTTTCAATTTTCTTCTAAGATTTACTTCATCTTCATTACTTCAATAAAGGGCAACATTCTTTTTCCAATCGTTTGATTTCATTGTATTGTTCAATTGTTTTTTCGGAAAGTGTAAATCCATATAGTTCTTTACATGTTGTATAAATCGTATTCTTTTCACAATCTAAGTATTGTAAAGTGGGTGGGAGGTTGTCAAGAGAAGTTAGTTGATTATTATCACAATATAATCTTTGTAAATTGGGAGGAAGATTATCCAAAGAAGTTAGTTGATTGTCTGAACACCATACTATTTGTAAAGTGGAAGGAAGATTATCCAAAGAAGTTAGTTGATTATCTGAACAATATAATTCTTGTAAATTCGGGGAAAGATTGTTGAGAGATGTGAGGTTATTACGTGAACAATGTAATATTTGT